TACACATAGTGCAACGATGCCACCATCGTTTAGTCCTACTATTAGTGTGACTCAAACTCCGACAGTAACACCGACCAGTACTGCAACGCCAACGATTACTGTTACACCTACACATAGTGCAACGATGCCACCATCGTTTAGTCCTACTATTAGTGTGACTCCAAGTTTAACACCGACGAATACAATTACACCGACTCAAACCTCAACACCAATGAGCACGGTAACACCAACGGTAACTGTCACACCTGAAGTCACCATAACTCCAACATTGACGGCTACAGTAACACCAACAATGACCAATACTACAACGGTTACTGTAACACCACCAATTTCGAATACGCCCGAAGCTACAGTGACTCCAACAATGACAGCTACAAACACGCCAACATTGACCGCTACTGTGACTCCAACCACAACTATTACTCCTGAAGTTACTATAACTCCGACGATATCAGTTACCCCTACTATTACTGTGTCACCAACAATAACATCCACACCTGAAGTCACTGTTACACCTACAGTAACTAACACTGTTACACCAACAATGACCAATACTACAACGGTTACAGTAACGCCACCAATTTCGAATACGCCTGAAGCTACAATGACTCCAACAGCGACAGCTACTGTGACTCCAACATTAACAATATCAAACACACCCGGAGTAAGCATTACTCCTACAGCAACTGTTACACCAACGATATCAATTACACCAGAAATTACTATAACACCAACTAATACTACTACAGTAACGCCAACAATGACTGCAACTGTAACGCCAACATTTACTGCTACTACAACGCCGCCTGTTACTATTACGCCAACAATGACAAGTACTGTAACACCTACAGTAACTCAAACGACGACAGCTACAGTGACTCCAACAATATCTATAACACCTACGATTTCTGTGACACCGGAAGTCACTGTGACACCGACAATGACAGGAACCCCAACATTTACACCTACAAGTACGCCAGTAGCTACAATAACGCCCACACTGACAGTAACTTCTACTGCAACAATTACTGCTACTATAACTCCAACGATTTCAATAACGGCTACAGTAACACCAACATTTACAGCCACTGGAACACCAGTAGCTACGGTAACTCCAACAGTTACAGCAACTTTAACCAATACTGCAACTGTTACACCTACAGTGACAGCTACTACAACACCACCAGTGACCGTAACGCCAACAATGACAAGTACTACAACACCACCAGTGACTGTAACACCAACAGTGACAAGTACTACAACACCACCTGTTACTATTACGCCAACAATGACAAGTACTATAACACCTACAGTGACAAGTACTACAACGCCACCAGTGACTGTAACACCAACAGTGACAAGTACTGTAACGCCAACATTTACTGCTACTACAACGCCGCCTGTTACTATTACACCAACAATGACAAGTACTACAACGCCACCAGTGACTGTAACACCAACAGTGACAAGTACTGTAACGCCAACATTTACTGCAACTGTAACGCCAACATTTACTGCTACTACAACACCACCAGTGACTGTAACACCACCAGTGACTGTAACGCCACCAGTGACTGTAACGCCAACAATGACAAGTACTATTACACCTACAGTAACAGCCACAAATTCCGGTGTTACTACATATGCTCCATTCTCCACAACTCGTAAAGCTTCAGGAACAGTATTATCGAATAGTAATTTCTCTGCTGCTTTGGATAGCACGATCAACTCAACCATTGCAGCAACAGACTCTTCATGGGCAGTAGATGGTACAACAGCTAACAAATATTGGGAAATATCTTGGTCAACATTAAGCGGTATTGGTGGTGTTGCATTAGTCGCTGATACCTTTAGTTCATTTACAGGAAGCGTGATTTGTGGTGTGGATCATATAGGTTCTATAGGTTTGTGGTCTGATGGTTCCGTAGATTATTGGATTACTGGCTCCACATTTACCGAAACAACTGGTGGTAGAGGATTCTCTAGTACTGATATAATTACATTATGTCTTAAAAATGGAAATCTCTACATGGGTACTGTAGCAGCTGGCTGGGAAGGAAACCCTGAAACTGAAACAGGTTATAAAGTTTCAGGAATTACTGGAAATTGGAGTCCTGCCGTATGTAGCTATGGATCAGGTACTCGTAATGCCAATTTAAATTCTGGACAAACAACATGGAGTGGCGTGCCACCTACTGATAGCGAAGGCTGGTTCACATCAGCATCCCCTACACCTACACCAACATCTACAGTGACTCCTACATTTACACCAACATTTACACCAACAATGACTGTTACACAAACTTCTGGACTTGTTGTTACACCTACAAGCACAAGTACTACAACGCCTACAAGCACTGTAACACCTACAATTTCAATAACACCTACAACTATAGCTTCATCGACATGGACAGCATGGAGTACAACTCGTAAAGCTTCAACCATTACTGTTTCTGGATTACAAGCTACTATACCACAGCAAGGTGCCATTGCGGGTGATATGTCAGTAGATGCTACAACGGCTAATCGATATTTTGAAATAACAGTAAACAATTCTACTGGACAAGTGTCCGGAATAGGAATACTAAGAGAAGATTATACTAACTATAGTGGAGTTATGGGATATTCATCTGTAGGCTCCGTGGCATATTATGCAGATGGATCACTTGATTATTTCCTTTCTGGAACAAATGCTGCACCAGAAATCACAGGATTAACAACTTGGGCTACTGGTGATGTGATGGCTGTCTGTCTTAAAAATGGAGCATTATATTTTGGCAAAGCTAGCGGTGGAGTAACAACTTGGCTCAACGGAAATAATCCTGAAACAGAGACTGGATCACAAGTTACAGGTATTACAGGTCGTTGGAGTCCAGCTGTATGTGGATATTCATCAGGAACCCGAGTTATGACAGCTAACTTTGGCGCTAGTGCGTGGGTAGGTGCTGCTCCTACCGATGCTATTGGCTGGCCTCATGCTCCTACATTAGGCAGCCATACAATGTATAAAGGTGAAGATTACAACACTGCTACACCTGTTATTAGTACAGCTATAACTACAAGAAGTGGAAGTAGTTATCTAATATCTAGAGGTGGTTTTGCTACTGTGACGCCCGTACCTACAGATAATATGAGTAATACATTTACGTTAAATGCCGTTTCCGATTATGTTGGATATAGTGGAACTTTTGATGCACGTAATTTCACTTGCTTGAACGGTGCCGGTGGTACTGACTATCAAGTGACATTAGATAATAGCGCTGCAAGTACTCGTGAAATTACTATGGGAATAGTAGAAATAATTAAAGATGCAGATGGCAATAATGTACGTCTAGAAGATGTCAGTTTCGTATATCCTGCCGATGCTCCTACTATTACAAGTAATGCTGTAACTACTAGTGGACCTGCATTGCTAGTTGCTATATGGACAGGTGATGCTGGTGGATTAAATCACACAGCAGTGCCTAGTGACGGATGGCATATCATTGATAGCTTCCTAAGTTTGCCACCTAATAGTGCGGTACAATATGCAATTGCCGTCAAAGATGTAGATAGTGCCGGTTCATATTCTATAAGTTGGGCGCAAACACCTACTCAAAGCTCTCCATTGTGGATATACGCTTTCCAAAGTGATACAACCCCTTCTGTAACGCCTACAGTTACTCCAACACCTACTGTAACATCTACTATTATTGGTTCACCTACCGTAACACCTACGACAACTGTAAGTATTACTACAAGTCCAACTGTAACACCTACAAAGACAAGTACAGTGACACCTACTATTTCATTGACTATTACAGTGACACCAAGTATTACACCAACACATACACCAACGCCTACAAAGACTATTACAATTACACCAACAATTACACCGACAAGAACTAAAACGCCTGCTGCTGGTTCGACAGTAACGGTAACGCCTTCAGTTACTCGAAGCGTTACAAGAACACCTACTAAGACTCCGACACCATCACCTACTATTTCATTGACTATTACAGTGACACCGAGTATTACTCCTACAATTACAGTAACACCTTCAGTGACAAGAACTGCAACAACTTCTATCACACCTTCTATCACTGCTTCTGTTACAGGTTCATTAGGTGCCAGTGTTACACCGACACCTACGCCAACAACAACAATAACACCTACTATTACTTCAACACCAACAGCAGTAATAAATTATACAACATGGGATTCGGCAGATACTTCATATGGAATATCTTTTAGTAATGGTGATTTAACCGTTTTGTGTGCGGGAGATAATAGAGGTACTTCTTCATTGGCGGCGAGTGCGGTTGACGTGTCAACTGCACATAATTACTACGAACAACATTTGGATGCTTTCGTAGCATCTGGTGTATCTTATGTTGGATTTGCTACAAGTGCATGGGCTAAAGACAGTCCTCCCGGAACAGGATATGCAGCTACACCTAATGCATTCTCTGTTAATAAAACTGGTACAATGTGGTTAAGTCAGGCTAATGTGGGTTCTACTGGTCTTACTTTCACTACAGGTGATTATGTATTGATGTACTTAGCAGCCGGTGGCGGTGTTTATATCGGAAAAAATAGTGGAGGCACAGTGACTTGGGCTTCAGGACACAATCCAAATACAGTGGGTGATACTCCAAATTATACACTACCAGCAGGTACATGGCGTCCCGCTTGTGGTGGTGATGCTTCTGGCTCTAACCAAGTAACAATGACCACTAACTTCGGTGCTTCTGCATGGTCTACAACCCCTCCAACCGGAGCTATCGGTTGGACTGATTAATTCTAAAAAATTTTATGATAATTTATAAAGTATTAATTTAAGGGTAATCCTATATGACCATTGACATCCGTCATACGCATCATTTCAATGATTGATGTATCACTTATATTGAAGATGGGATAGTTACTTTTTAATGCTGCCATTTGTACATCAATGGTTACAGTAAATTGAGATAAATTATTCAATTCATTGAATTCATAACCACATTCCCATGTTTTTATAAAGTTATGAATAGAGGGATCGACTTTAAATATCAAACATGCTTCTCGAAAGACATAATATTGTTGTAATTTATCATTATTATGAGCTAATATTTTTTCAATAGTACATGGTGAATTTTTAAATATGTCTATGTGATATTTTAGTGAATCTTTTCCTAATGGTGCATTCAAACCATAATTAATAGATTGAAAAGCTTCTTCATTATAAGTTGATGTTAAGTAACAATCCGCATCTAACATAATAATAATGTCATCTGTATTAGTCAATTCATTAGCTTTTAATAAAGATTGATATTTTAGATTAGGTTTAAATAAATCTCCAGTATAATCCTTTCCTTTGCTCACTGTTAATACATCTGAAGTGTAAGAGCTATAAAATTCAATATTATCAGTGACAATATGAATTTTACTATCACTAGCATATTTTTTAATGCTATCTATCGCTCTTAAAGACAATTCATGGTATTTTTCGCCATAAGCGATGATAGCAAATATAATCATCATTAATTCGTATAATGTCTATTTTCGCGACGAGTTTTTCCATCATAAAAAGTCTTACGTTCATGGTAAACAGGCGCAGCTAATAAAGTTCCAACTTTCAATTTACCATCCATCATGTAAGTTTTACATGCCGAACAAAGTGTTTGTTCGTACAGATGTTCATACACAATATTCAAAAATACTTTGCGATTGCCTTCTTTATTGAACATAATAGGCCAATTACTATAATGAAAATGACCTACAGCATAAGCTACATTTTTATATTTGCCTAGATATTCAACTTTTGATTTCCATCTAAGTTCTTCATTTCCATCTTCACGAATTGGAAAATATAATTCTCTTTTATCTGCAGGAACATTCTTAAAAGACCAATCGCTTAAATTATCACCGAAGAATTCGATAATCGTAGCTCTTAAATAATCTAAATTGTTATCTTCAATGATGTCTATCATAACATTAAACATATCTGGAACGTATCTAATAAACCCGTCTACATTTTGTACATTATCTGTAGAAGCAACTAATTTAAAATCTTCTTCAAAAAACATATAATATTTGTGATCACTTGTGTCAAAATGAGTAGCGGCCTTCTGTCTACCATCTTGTATGCCTATGTTCGATCCTTCGTGGATTATTTCAAAATCATATTTAGTAAATAGCTTCCGATATTCTACTTTAGCATTTTTGTCAGTAGAATTATCTATGACATATTTTTTATGATTTGTGAAATCTTTAGGATAAGCTTTTTGATAAGATTCGACAAACGATTTGAATTCAGAAGGGGTGTTATAAGTCAAAGCATAGACCGCTATGGGAAATTCTGGCTCCGATTCAATGATATTTTTAGACAAATCTTCAAAAAATTTATATAAAAGACCATTACTTTCTATCATTTTTACATTATATTTTTTCGGTTCCCGATAAGTTAATAATGTAAATATATTCTCTTCTGTCCCCATTTCATTTACGTTTAATGTTTCATGTAATAGTTGATAATATTCTCCATTACATGAGTTAATGGCGTCTCGACTTCCACCGAAAAATCCTCCGCGACACACATATTCCGTATCCTTGCCTGCGAATTTATTCATCCCAGCTTTAGTGAATCCGTGAACTTCATATTTTCCATCATAAGGAAAGGCTACAAACAACATTTTATTCAAATGTGGTGTCAATTTTTTCTCAAAATTATCATCAATATACTGATTTAAATTAACAGTATTAGCTAATCCAGCATCAATCCATGCATAATATTTTGTAGAAAATGTATTGAATATTGTGGCGTCATTCAACATAAACATCTTTGACATAACTAATGGATCATATAATTCTAACTTAGCTTGAGTGCTATCCTGTAACCAACTCGCTTGACTATACCATTTTGGATCATTACGTATTTTTTGAATTTTGTCATAAAATGGAAAATTCCTCAAATCGTCTAATGATTTGTGGATTACTTGTGTATTAGTTCTCGATCTATGTTTCCATACAATATGTTCATTCTCTTTCTCTATGTAAATGATCATAGGATAATTTACTTTTAAAAGCTTTTCAAAACATTCTATATAATGGGAAAATGGACGTTTGAAATCCGTATCAAGTTGTCCACGACCTATATCAAATAAACCTGTGACTAATGTCAGTTTGTGTGTCATAAAATTCTCTTATTATATCAAATCTTCAAAAAAACCACTAAAAGATTTCAGTTGTGGATTATAACAATCCCAATCTTCGTGATACCATGTTGTAAATGTTTCAATGTTAAATTTATCTGGATGTTGTTGATAAATCAATGTTAATATCAATTCTTCAGGTAATAATGTATTATTTTCTAATATGTAAGAAATAATATTTACATAATCCTGTGTTATGTCTTTAATAACAGATTCTGTTCCACCAAAAAGACCTGCAACAATGCTTCCAGTCAATCTAGATTTATTTGCATATAATTCTGGATATTGATGTTGCAGGCAATCACAGTAAAAGGTAAACATTTTGTCATTATCAGTTATTTTATCTAATTTTTCAATCAATTTATTTGAAAACGCTAAATCGTTTTGATGAGTGCCTTCGACTGAAGTATCTTGAGTTGAATTGAACTTTTTAGGTAGAATTCCACAATGTGATATGCCTGCATCAATCCAGAATATTTTATGATCAGGATTTCCAATCATTTCATCATTCATCCATAATAACTTTTGCCACATAATTTCCACACAACGATGTTTCCATATCAAATCTTTTTCATATTCTTTAGCATTAATAGTTTTTAACCGCGTAATATCTGTATGATATACACAGTTTGTTAAATCAAAAATTTTTAGTGTGACATTGGTGATATTATGCATGTCTAAATATTTTTGAATATTCTTCTCATCATTATCTGAAGTATAACATATGATATCTACACCCATTCCAGCCAAGCATCTTAAAGAATAGAGATACCAATTGTCTCTATTCAATCTTCCATTAAATGATGATGTATGTAAGCCATTATATATTGCAGTTACAAATTTCATTATGTAGTCCAATATGAATATTTGTAAGGAGTATCTAATCTAGATAATTCTAGATAATCTGATTCTGTTTTAGCTTCTTCTGAAGTAAGATGCGACAGCATCATAGCTTCATAATGATTAGACATCCATTCCATGTTTTCAGTGTTTCCGGCAAAATATGATGAAATTAATCTATTAGATGAATCCGTTGATATGCAAATAGTATCATCTGTAAGTTTATTTTTAGTTTGTGACAATATATCCATAATATTCTTTATAGGTATCGTATTAAAGTCAACAAATAAATGATATTTAGTATCATATATGTTATTGTTAACTATTTCTTTCATCCACAATAATTTAACATATTTTGCATAATCGTTAGTAGTTTCTAATCCCATATTATGTGATTCCCGTAATCTACTATCGTAATAATGCTGGTGTGGTTTTACTCTAAAATATTGCAAAGACTCGGATTCTGGTAGCATTGTTTTATATTTCTGATAATTATATTGTGGTATAATTAATAATATATTTTTATGAACAGACATAAGTTTCTTTATGGATTTAACATCTGCGTCGATATTATCTGCATCATTAAACATCATAATGTTTAATGAATATTGTGATGGTTCACTTTTTTTGTATGTAATAACTTTCTTTCTAAAAGAATCGTCATAATGTTTCAATATTAATTTACCATTAACATACAATGCATCCAATTCAGTCTGATTAAGGATTTTAAATGCATCTGATAATCTGGTTAGAATAGGTTTTCCATCTACATTGAATGAAGTGTTCAATATTACACCATGTCCGGTTAACTTATCTACTTCACCTAATAAATCATAGATAAATTTGTTTTGAGATTCTGTGACAGTTTGTAATCTGGCCGTATTATCTTCATGTGTAATGGCAGGTAACACTTTACGCCATTCTTCTCTAACTTCAGCCACAAACACCATATGTCTAGATTCAACATCTTTGTCAAACTTGAAATATTTTGGACAATCTTCTAATCTAACAATAGGTGCGAAGGGTCTATACCATTCACGATGCTTAACTTTCTTATTTAAAATATTTTTCATGTCTCCTACAGGATCACATATAATGCTGCGATTACCCAAAGCTCTAGAGCCATGTTCCGAATCACCTTGAATAATTCCTATAATTTTTCCTGCAGCAACTAATTCAGCTATTTCAAAAGGTGTTACATTTTCATGCATAACTAAATGATGTTCTTGTAATAATGTTCCCATTTGATTTTCATCTAATAAAGGAGTGCCGGAATAAGTTAAATCAATTTGAGTTTGAGGATTCATATACCATAAAATTCCGCCTACTGCTATGCCACAATCATTAACGTTCGGTGGAACAAATACTTTATTGTCTCTCATTTTAAGCAACTTAGCATTCAATAATACATTGAGCGCACAGCCTCCTGTAAGCGCTACAGGCATTTGTGGATACTTATTTAAGTAAGACTGTGCATACTTGAAGAATTGTCGTTCAAAGGCTCTCTGTGAGGTCGCAGCGATATCCCATGCTACTTGTCCTTCAAACCGTGTACTAGTCACATCAAAATTTTTTATTCCAATATTGTTAAACAATTGAATCAATGCTTCATTCTTTACTTCTGCACCACCAAGGTAAGATCGACCAGTATAGTTAAATTTCTCATAGAACTTTTCAAAATGAGGCAACCATTGATCATTGCATACGCCATAGCTGGTTATTCCCATTAATTTACCGCTCCACACCAAGTTTCCTATGTTTAATGGGTCTTTTTTAATATCAGCCAAATAATCGCCAAAAATCATATAGGCGAATCCTAAATCTTGTCCAAACTTTTCTAAGAGTTTAATGCCATCTTTACGATTAGCTAGATAAACGTTGAAAAACCCACCATCACCACCACCATCCCAAGAAAATATTAAAGCTTCTTGATATGGCGATTGATAAAATGCTGTTGCGGCATGTGCTGTATGATGATCAAAATGTTTGTGTTCTTTGTATTTGAATTTGGGAACAATGTCTTTAACATAATCAGTTAAATATACATCCACTTCTTTTTTATCTACAGTGGATAATAAGTAATCAGTAATTTCATCGAATACTACTTGTGGATATTTACAAGGAAGATAATTAGTTAATCCTATATTTTTAGAATTTAACCATCGTTCGAGTTCGATATTTTTCCATACACCTTTGTAATGCATAGAAATACACGCATTGTGACTACCATAAGCGGAAATAATTAGTTTATCATGCATAGTGTTTGATTTTATTTACTACTATTTATGGCTAATTTTTTCAATTAAATCATAGATATTTGATTCGTTTTGGGAATCTTTTAATCCACGTTCATAGCCTGTTTCTTCTGCAATCTTTAGCTGTTCAACATGTTTGCTGTGCATTTTATCTATTGTTTGATGTAATTTAGCATTTTCGTCTATACAGTGTGCAAGTTGTGTTTCAACTTTACGTAATGACATTAATAAACCACGTTCTTCACCTAATTGTACGCGCTCTATGCAACCCGGTACAGCATCCGGTTTTGCTCCAAAATGATCGCGCGCATGTCCTATTGTAGTAAATGTTTCGCCACAATGAAAGCATGTCCATCCATGTTCAGGCTTTTCATAGGTATCACTATTATGTGATGTCATGTCCACAAATATTGTCTATATCTAATAATATTCAACAAATGTTCCGTATCCTTTTCATAAACATCAAGAACCCGTGCATAATTTTCAATATCATTGCGAATTTTTGCCCAATCATAAGCTTTTTTCATCGTATCATAGATGTGTTTATGATGTGCTCTTTCTTCAATTGTATCATCTAATGATCTAATTTGATCGCGCACTAAATCATCATAAACTTCATAACTATAGCGCAATGATGCTTCACCATCATCATTTTCCCAAAAATTAATCAAGCATTCGAATGTTAAATCTGCAATTAGATAATCAATATCACAAAAACTTTTAGGAATTGTATCAGTAAGCCATTTTTGACGTGGACGAAACTGTATAGATATTCCATATCTAAGTTTTGACCACCAATATTTGTTAAATATAAACCAATTATTAAATTCTTTCATTTCGTGATTCCAGTTTAATCACCCCTGATTCAATCGTTTTTAATAAATTTTATTTTTCCAGCATCGTATATTTTTAAAAATCCATGACGATGCATATTTTTCGTTTCTGATAATGATGGATCATAATTTTCTAATTTACTTTTCATTCCAACATGTCTAAATCCAAATTTATGATATCTTCTTCCACTCTTAATCCAATAATAATCTGGATCAAGATTTTTGTCAACTATGAAGCCGTTTTTGTGATATAAATCACCATTGCTCCATCTTAAGTCTGCAAAAGTTATAATTTTAGGATGATTCCATTCATTTTCAAAATGTTTTAATAATTTTGAAAATCCTCCAACAACATGACATGATGTTGCATATCTATTCAACGTAAATGACTCATCATTATTGTTGATGAATCCTATAACAGCGATTAATTCATTATCATATATTAATCCGTAATTAATAGAGCTTGGACCATCACCTTGGATATGATGCCTGTCAAGAAAACCTTTTTTAATAGAAGAATCAATTTCTACAATTGTAGTTTTTCTAGCATGCACTTTATTCATATTAGAAACGTTCAAAGCATATAACAATTTTTGTTCAACCAATTCTCTTTTATCTGTCCATTCATCTTCAAAAATTTGGATTAATTGAATTCCTTTCTCTTTACATTTTAAATATTTTTCATGATGATAGTTATCAGGTTTTTGAGCTTCAGAATGCCAATATAATCCATTAAATTCTATAGCAATCTGTTTAGATGGGATATAAATATCAAGTTCGCTTGGGGAGATTATGACTTTCGTATTTGTCAATACTTCATCATCAAAATAAGTTTTTATAAATGCTGCAACCTCTTTTTCTGGGCCTGATGCATAATAATATCTGTGTTCGATGTCATAAAATTCCATTCGTGAACTAACAGTCCCATCACATACATTTAATAATTTTGCTATAGATGCCATCGACATTTGTTCATCGTGATGTTTTTGAATCAACCAATCTTTATCGTTTAATAATTTCATGGTTTCATCACTAATATGGCTATTCATATGATACTCATAACCATATCTTTCTAGATTAGTTTGTCTGGCTTGCTCCACAAATCCATCAATTTCTGTGGCAAATTTAACTCCATATTTTTCAAGATTTGTGTCAATCATCTTTTGTAAGATATCAGGATTTTGTGCAGGACGCTCCACACCATAACGTTTTAAATTAGTTTCTTTAATTTTTTCTTTAAATTCTTCGTATTGAAATGGATTGTCTACGTTGTAACGCTCAAGGAATGTTTCGTGACGTTTTTCTTTAATAATATCGGAATGTGATGGATTTTCCACGCCATACTTTTCTAACATGGTTTCCTTGGCTTTAGCTGCAACATCCTCATTTTTTAATGAAAAATGATTACCATATCTTTCGATATTAGTTTCTTGAGCTTTTTTTAAAATATCGGGATTACGTAAGGGAACTTCTGCTCCGAATCGCAAAATATTTGTTTGTTTACGTTTTTCTTTAGAACTATCACTAGATTTTGCACACTTTAAACAATATTCGGTATATCGATCATTTTTGTGATTATCCCATCGACAATTTTTCCCACACATTCCGCATGTGGGAATTGTTGTTATATTGTTCAATATATGCCATGCTCTAGTCTGTAATCTTACAGTATCAGGGAGATAATCAGTTAATGTTAATATAGTTTCATACGCTGACATATGTTCTAATTTCTTTGAGCGAGATATGCCATACGTCCATTTTGGATACTTATTCCAATAGTTTTTTAATTCATCTACAGTTAACATGTCCAAAAAATTCCTATAATTCTGGACATGTTAACTTAACAACATTGAAAAGTAAAGACTTTATTAACTATCTGCGTAACGAACGATCCTATTCAACCATCCCTTGGATTTGCTGTGAGGCCACATAACATAAGTTTTTGCAGTTTTATCGGGTTCAGAAAAATATATGAATCTATAATCGATCCAATCACCTTTACTTAAATAATCGAATAGTTCTTGTTCGGATAAATCTTTACGGTGAATTTCTTTATCATTTTCATCATGTGCACCAACGTAGCAAAAATCGAAATCTAAATCGGGATATGGTTCGTCAATATCAGTTTCTGGATTATGCCATGTAATATCGTTTTTATTGATGCACACTCTTATATCATTAGATTTAGTAATGGTTGCTTTCCATTCTTCTTCAGAATCATAATGTTTATAACCTGATAATTGTGGTTCAGTTCTATCTAATACACATTGTTGCACACCACGATATTTGAATGATACACCAGAAAATTCTTCAAAATCTTTTACAGTTCTAACAGTGCCGAAGCCATACTTACCAAAGTCTATTTGAGATTGATCTTCCCCATCCATACCAAATAGTATTCGATTGCGCTTGTGAGATTTTACATTCATTTCCCACCAATCTTCAGTAATCTTGCCTTTCTGTTTTTGCTGTGATGTAAAATCATCCCATACTTTAGTGCGTCCTGCTCTAGTAAATTCATGCCAACATATAACAATATTTGGATGATACATGTCATAACCATGTGTATAAGCTCTTACGCCTATAGATACTTCTTCACCGTGGAAAAATAGATTTGGATCATGTTGAACTTCTGTTGCAAAAGTGCCATCAGCAAACGCAAAGTGTGCTGAATAAAATCTGGCATGCATAGGCTTGGTTCTACTTTTCCAATCATCAATTGTACTGGGGCGAGTAAAATGTGTCCCCTCAGGAATGAAGCGATCGAAGTCCATCTTCCATGGTTCTTTCACTCTTTCAGCAGGATCATTCATAGGATTAAAAGAAGGTACATAAGTCGTCAATAGAGGTTTCGGACTTATGTCTCTTACAGATTCCAATTGTTCGATTAATAGCAAATCAAAATTATCTACGAATCTATGATGGGAATCTAATTGTAATGTATATTTTTCATTGTTGTAATGTTGTTGAATCTTATTTCTGGCCCAACAAGCACCTTTAGTCTTTAGATAATGAATATCTATTAGCTCTACTGTAGCACCATTCTTTTTGAGAACATGTACAGAATCGCCAAGCCTGTTTAAAGTTGCATCTACTTCAAATCCATTATCTAGAAAATCTTCAATGGTTTCATCCATTGCATGTTGCCAGCATACAACAACACGGAGTAATTCAGGATGTTTAGCATGGTTAATCATGTCTACTAAAGTAGGAATTAACTGTGGATCACGATAACTAGCCATTTGTACAAATATGGTGTTCAGTGTTGAAATTTTTTCTTCTTTATTGTTTTCTTTATTATTTTTCTTCATTTTATCCTCTATATTCAAATGTAAAAAATGAAGGGAGTTAAATCCTAACTCCCTTCCATGTGAAGCACTGGTATTCTATTAAGACTTATTCGCCTTGGGTGGACGGCCAGCCTTTCTAGGAGCTTCTTGATGTTGTAATGGAGTATCAATTGTTTGCTGTTGTTGAGCATGTTTAGCAGCATCAGCAAATGATTGAGCATTAAGAAGCTTTGGTGCACCGCCAGCAGCACCGGCACGGCGCAAGTTAGGTGTCATAATTTCACCAGAACGAGTCTTTACTTTAACGAATTGATGGAAATATTCGAGAGCATTTACACCATTAGCAAGCGTTATTTGACCAAACAAATCCCATGCTTCATAGCGGGCTGCATCTCTGCGTGACAAAATCATTCCAACGCGCTGATAATCGATTTGATCAAGATAATCGGTGCGGATGAAATAGATGTCTCCATTAGCTTTATCAACTTTCATGATAACAACTTCATAGACGACACCATTGTTAAATAGGTCTAAAACGGATACGTGTGGAATACTCATAGACTATCTCCTTAAATTAAAAATGTTAGTCGTAATTATTTATGACCCTCAAAAAAGCGTGTCTCGTGGAGATAGATCACAGATTATATCTGTGCATATTCATATCAAAATTGTAATAAACCTCATTAATATTAGGTATAATAAATGCACCATTAATATCGTAAAATTTTTGAAAAACTATACTTAATTTATTACCCCAATCGTAAGCACTGTCAAAAATATATGCTCTTAACACATAAATGTTATCTTCTTTAATTTTATTTTTTATATCTTCGTCAAATCCTCTGAAGACTTTAAATAAGTATACATTATTGGGATATTCTTTAGTCTGAGTTATAATCAAAACAGTTGATTGCTTGCGGATAGCTTCTATTTGATCCGTCAAGGATGTTGAACCCAGCCAATCTCTCCATGAATACCATTGTCCGCCACGCATTAATTTTCGTTTTCCTTTAGCGGAACGTCCATAAGCGAAATCGGGTCTAGCTGGAATATCTTTTGGACGTTTCCCAGATCGACAATATTCTTGCCAATCTGTTTGTGTTGATAATCTTAATGATCGTGCAAAATTTCTAGCATCTTCAAAGCTTCTAAATTTCTGTGGTATATGCGGAAATATGTTCCATATTCCCAAGAAATCGCCCCATTTTGTCCATTCTTTTTTATAAGCTCTATCGGGACGTTTTGGGAGTCTAGCCGGTCTGTTATCCATCCACCATTGTATATACTGGTCGCGAGATTGTAAATTTTCTTTCTTTACAACTTCTTTTGCTTCTTCATAGGAAACACATATACGAGGTCTTCCAAGTTGTCCATGATTAATCGTTTTCTTTTTAACAGGTGAAGAACGTTTAAGTTTTTTTAATGTTCTCTTTTTCTTTTTGGATAGTAACTCTTCTGTCATTTTAAGCTCATTTTATAAATATATAATAACAATTTAATTCTATGAACAAATTATCAAAATTTCGTAAAATGTCATTAGTATTGGCAGAAACTGTAGATGCTTGGCGGATTATTCCACGAGTCATGCTATTAGCTTATGGTGCATTAGTAATGAATATGTATATGTGGTATAAATCTATACCAACATTTATACAAGAGAAATGCGATGCTGCCGTTTTACAGTTATTTATACAAGGTGGAATGGCTCTGCAACAGGCTCAATCACTAGCGTGTACAGTAGTTGATGTGGTAGGTGGTCCTACTGCAGCACAATCTACATTTATAACCACCATAATTGGTTTATCTGCTGGAATCTTCGGATTATATACTGCTACTGGGAAACGTTGGGAAACTTTTGATTATTCTCAAAGAAATTTTGATGATAATATCCCACAGTACACGCCACCAACGACGCCACCAGCAACAACATCATCATCCAAATAACGTCACATCTTTTGATTTAGTAGATAACATCTTAGTATAAAATTTAGGATTATCACTTATACGTTGTAAATCGTATCGACCACAGAATTTTAGAAACTCTTTAACGTTAAATTTGTTTCTTGATTTTAAAGCTTTATATATTGTTGTAGCTATTAATGTTTTGATTTCATCGGGTTGACTACGCAAATCAGTAAGCAAGATATTTTCTTTAAATAAATCTTCAGTCTTATAATGATATGTTTTAACTTTTCCATCAGCATCAATAGTGTCAACATCAAATTCATGTGCCATGATATTAGCTTTAAGAAAAGTATCACCATTATATGCTTTATCTATTTTATCTTTCCTTAATCTTGGATAAGCTGAATGTACATTATCACCATTATCACCCCTTAAACATTTTTCAAACATAAAATATTTGGCATCCATGTTCCAATCCATTAATGTTCGTTTTTCTTCTTTTGCGGGTTCTATGAGAGTGACATTTGGATTATCTAATAATTGAATAAAATCTTTATCAGAACTTATAATGATGTGTTTATCATCTTCATGTAAATCAACAAATCCAGCTACTAAATCATCACATTCTAAGAGATTTCGTTTTAATACGATTAGTGAACTATAATCTCTCAAGTATTCATAAAATTCACAAATATGCTTATCGAAAACTTCTAATTGTTGTGCTTCTTTAGTAGTTAAATCCTGTCTACGTTGACCTTTATATTTTTTATGACTTATAGAAGCATATTTCGTATAATCTTTTCGCCATGAATGTGAATCAAATACTGCAACGATTTCATCTGGATTATATTTATTATTAAGATATTGCATTGTTGTCAAACCGGAATGATGACACATGCTGATTAATATATCATCATTTTCCTTTATATTCGCATAGAATGTTCGATATAATAGGTTAGACATATCTAATAATAAATATGTTTTCATGATTATTCTTCATCCTTGGCAGTAGGATCAAATAATGTTTTCATGTAAGCCTTTTCGAATATTTTGTGTAAATATCCCTCAATAACTTGTTCATCAGTGATTCCTTCATATCCAAACTTACGTAATTCTTTAATAAAAGAATTATTCCAATCCATTTCAAGTTGAATACCGTTTTCTTTTAAATCTTTACTTTCCATAGTAAAATGTGGTTTTTCAGATGCTTGGATAAATCTATCTTTTTTATATTTTTCAAACTCCATTTTCATTTCTTTTCTGAGTTTAAAATATTCTTTAATTTTTTTAAACATATTAATTTTCCGGTAAAATGTAAATATTGAATCCATTGACAGTTACTTTCAATACTCCGCGAGTCGAAATGTGTACCGTTAATTGTCCATGCGTATCCATAACAGCTTTAAATAGAGGTAAAATAAATTTTATTTCATATGAAAATAGAAAATGTGGCTTGGGAGCTTCATCGGTAATGGAATATTTCTTGGCTATGATATGTTCGAACATATCACCACCAACATCAGCAGTTTTAAATGTAATAGTTCCATCTTTTTCTGAAGAGAAAGTAATTTTCGTACTATCAATTGCCAATGATGCTTTACTCATTATCTTTAATGTGTCATTTTCAATGTCAAAAGAATAACATACGGGGTCTTTGAAAGATTTTGGAGCTTTAATTTTTAATGGATCGCTACATGTGAATTCAATTTTTGTTTTATTGCTGCTTAATTGTAATTTAGTGGCAATAATGTCACCATTATCTCGTTCTTTCGGCGCAAATGACATAATTAATTCAGATGAATCTAAAATATTTATGCGCGTTCCTAACGTTTTAACTCGACCAATGCCCATGCCATTAAATTCAAATTTTGGAATGGTTTCTGTCTCTAAGAGAAATGTTCCTCTAGAACTGTCAGTTGATTGCCCTCTGATAACATCACTTTGAATAGCAACCGCATCAATTCCACATAGAGAACATGTTTTGATAAGAGTTTGTAAGAATTCTACAGTATTTTTATTTAATTTTTCCATTATTATTTCCAATGTTTTTCGAGTCTATCACATAACAACTTAATATTCAAATAGATCGTCCATCATAACAGTTTTTGTTGTTGGAGCATATTCGTCAATAGCTGACAATATAGATTGTAACGGCATATCTACTAATCGCTTAATTTGATTCTCTCTATCTACCAATGGAGCAAAATGTGTTGTAAACCATTCGGGAGCAATTTTTGTATCAGTTGGTAATGCTATACTCTTAAATTTCCCAAATGTTTGTTTCAAATAATAGGTTTTGATCTTCATTCCCGAAATAATCTTCGGTGAATTATGATCACCGTATTCTTCTAAACATTTATTATAAAACATTGCTGCTGCTACATGTCCCGGTAATCTCAAATTTGGTTCTTTGGCATTATATCGTGCAGTATAACTTTCAATACCTTTAATGCCCTTGGGAAGTCCAATATCCATCAAATCTTGATTAAACAATTCTTCTTTATATGCCACAATAAGTCGTGCGATATCTTTCCAATCTTGAACTTCTTTCAAGAAATTTTCTAAGAATTTTATTAATTTTTTACTTATGGGTTTAGGTATGCTGGTTTTCTTTAATTGAACTCCCATAACCTTCATTTTATCGGCTGGCATACCATCTGCATAAGCAAGATTCATTATATACATTTTCTTTTTAATAAAGATTGATTTTGGAGAAATAGTGTCCAATTCAGCATGCATAAGTTTTGATTGTTCATCTTGACAAAAAAACGTATTTTTACTAAATGCCGGGAATGATTCATTCACTTTATTCTCTATGAATTTGGCAGTTTCGTACATTTCTTTGACATCTGTTCCATAAGTTTTAAAATATGTTGAATCTGTATCACCATATACGATAGATTTCGATGGAAACTTATATTCACCATCTAAGATTTTTGCACATGTCTTAGCCATGTGGAATAAAAACTGTCTTCCAGTTAATGTAGTAGATATCGCCAAACGTATATCATAGAATTTGAAATATTTATTTCCTACCGCACCATAAGTAGAGTTTAACAAAATTTTCCTAACGAATTGTATTCTATTGTAATATTCGTACTCTTGTTTCAATCTCAAATATTCTTCTGATTCTTTTTCGACTGATGACATAGCTTTTTTAGCTGCTTTAAGTTTTTTCTTGTATTCTACGCGAGCAGAAAACCATTCGCCTAATATTTCAGGAATCAACCCCATTTTATGTTGATCAAATATCGTACCATGAGCACTTAAAGCATGTTGTCTACTTTTGAAAATATCACCCCATTCATTAGCAGGATGCGTTTCTATACTACCATCTTCAAGCGTCAATGTTAATAATTTGCTTGTATTATCAAAAATTTCTGTAAAAGCATCTTCGGATGTTTGAAATTGTCCAACGATAGTCTCTGGGCTTGCATTCAACATTCTCATGGTAGTAGGATACAATGAATTTAAATCGACACTACCTACACCTTCATGCAATCCAACGATAGGGTCAAATACATATGCGCCAGAGAATTTATCAACATTCAAATAATCGGGTTCTTTAGAATCTGGAACAATTTGATGCAATTCATGATGACATTTGTTAATAATGGCACATTCAACTATTTTCAATGTTTCTAATACATCATGTGGTAATGCCGTAGAAGATTGATATGTATCTAACGCAAGTTGTAGATAACCAAGCTTTTCTTCAAATCCTTTAAGAACCTCGGTATCTCTGACGTTATATCTGCAGAACATTGGAAAATCATTATAATATAAATCGTATAATGATCCTTCATATTCAATTTTTTTCATTTCCGGTAATATTTCTTCGGAAATTGCATCTAATGTGAAAGATGGACGTGTAGTAGTTTCAAACTTTTTGAAAATTTCTAAGTAATCTAAATGAACTCTTCCAAAAATATCGACTTGAGTTTGTGTTGATCCTACAAAAACTTCAACTTCTTTAGACTTAGGTTCGGGTGCATTGTGAAAAGATAATCGACTAGCCATTGATTTATTATATCGATGGCACATCCTACTGTACATATATGGAATATCATATCCGGTGCTATTCCAACCACTAATTACATCAGTGTTTTCTATTTCATCTAAAAATCGTAATAATAATTCTTTTTCATTGCTACAAACAACAATTTCCGCTATATCATACAAATCCTTCGGAATATCTGATTTAGTCCATTTATCATTATTTGGTAATACTACTAAAAGTATCATTCTATCATTATAATTGTGATATAATGAAATAGCACTGATCGGAGCGTAAGGATTTTCTATTGTAGCGTATCCGATAGCAGGATCATAATCGGTTTCGATGTCGAAACATGATAAGTTTAATTTTGTTGGAGTTTTGTTGTAATAATTATCAGACAACACTTTATAAATGGGATTTATGTCCGATTCAAACATCTCTATATTTTGTGATTTATAATTCTTTTTAGATTCGAAGAATTCCCATGAATTTGGAAAACTTTTTTTAATTAATTTGTTTCCGTGAATATCACTAAACGTTCCGTTATTATTTTTTATATAATAAAAATATGGAGCATCAAAATATTTTGTTACACGCTTTCCCGATTCATCGCGCTCCCAAACCATAACATGTTTACGATCATCGGATAACGTTGCTGATATATATGACATAATTTCCTTTCAAAATAATAAGAGACAAGAATAACATTCTTGTCTCTCAAGATTATCATCTATCAAATTTTTAATCAATCTTCATCACTATTCGATGAAGTTGTTATACCATTGATATCCATTACGCCATCATAGATGGTTTCAATCATTGAATGTTCTTCAGTTATTTCATCATAATTATGATCGAATACTATTTTTGCAATTTTACCAATAAGTTTTTTTGGAATATGATGTTCTTCATGTAAGACTGCAACACAATCTTTAATATATTCATTTTTGTCTTGAATAAATTGTTTGGCTCCTGCAATTTCGTAGAACACATCTCTAATTTTCTTTCTGATTGCTGGATCACTTGGAAGTGAAAAACTACTATCGTCTATTTTTGTCATATTTTTCCTTTATATTTGATTTTGTATACCTAACACATATTTTTTATTATCTAAATAATCTATTAAAATTAATTGGCAATAATCATTATCAACCTTGTGTAATCTGATCATTATTGGACTGTTATCATGTCCATCTCTTTTGTATTTCATTACACGTTTATAAATGCTATTAATTAAATTTTTTACTGGTGTTTTTTCCACCAAATCTAAAATAAGATTGCTAATATATTCACTTCTAGTATTGGAATTTTTTTCGTTATTCATCATTTAAACCACGTTCTTATGTCGCCCGGAAACTGTTTCGGATCATATACATAAGGAGTTTTAGCAGTAATTAATACTCTAACGTAGTTAAGATTTCCAAACATTATATTACTAAATGTATGTAAAAAATTTGAACCAGACGGAAACATCAACATTGTTCCAGCTTTGGGTTTTATTGTCAAGTTATGATTGATGAATTCCATATCACCACCGAAACTTTCTAAAAGAGAATCGCGTAAATCATTTTCTTTAGATGTTGATAAGAAGATAATAATGGTAAAATCTATGTCTTTTGATTTTACCCATTTACCATCAAAAAGCATGGAATTATCCGTTTGAGGAACGTGAGCCTTATAGCCTTCTGTCATCCATTCATAACTAAAAGGTGCAATATCACGAGTTTCAAACCCATAATAAGGTTCAGCAATATCTAACAAATCATCAACAAAAGGCATTAACCTAGTTTCTTCTAGTTGATTATATTTAATTGTTTTAATTGGATTTAATTTAATATCATTATCAGGTAATGAATGTTTTAAACTTAAAACAACTTCTTCACATTTTTCTAATGAAATAACATCTTCTTGTAAGATAAATGGAGATTTGATAATTTTTTGTACCATAGTTAATATTCCACATATTTTGTGAATATAACAGATGATATCTTGTATGTCAACTAATAATTAAAATCCAGAAGCTGTTGATGTACTCATCTGTCCTTGAGTCGGAGCAGCCGTGTTGGGTGCTTGATTAGCTAGATTGTTAGTTTGGTTTGGTTGATTAGTTTGAACTGGTTGCTTTTTTTGATCATTAGTTTGATCTGACTTGTATTGGGCGTTCAATTGAGCTAAATTAATTCTAGCATTCAATTCAGCTAATTCCAAACGATAGGCAGTTGTTTTATAATTTCTAGTTTCATTATCGTCAGTAGGATTAACTTTATACTTTACTTGAAGTTGTAATTTTTCTTTTTGTAAAGCTTGGGGGTTGTCAAAATTATCTTCTAATAATTTTAACGCACTAGACAAAAACGACGTTGATTCATTAAAACTTCCATGAGTTGCATTATACCGTGCAACTTGTGCATATTTTTTAGCTTCTTTTTCTTTCTTCTTTTCGGCTTGAATTTGCGCTTCAACTCGTGCTATGTCTTCTTGACGGCGTACTTCTTTATCAGCGGCTATAGCAGACCATTCAGCTTGCTTGGCTCTTGCCTCTTCTGCTGCGGCATCAGCTTGAGCTTCTGCAGCACTTGCCTGAGCTTTCAACATAGCTACAATTTGTTTCAAAATAGATTCTTCATCTTCGACAGGTTCCGGTTCCATGCCAAAATCTTCAACATTATCACCCTCTTCCATATCAGGATTTAATTCATTTGCCGAACCTTCAATTCCTTGTTCAGAGTCATTTTCTGAATTTTGGATATTGTCCATATCCATATTATCCATGTCACTCATTTGATCTTCGTCATCAAAATCATTTTGTTCATCAAAAGAATTAGAAAAATCATCCGATTCTGGCATTACTTTATTGGAATTCATCGGTGTTTTGGAAGCTTGATCTGCATTGTATACTACATCTTTAGGAATGATGGGGAAATCTACGGTGATGATTTCAAATCGATTACGCAAATTAAATAAAATTTCGGCTAATGAATTACCTTTTAGAGATATTCCATTAGATTTGTTATCTTTATTGTCTGCTAATAGTTTAGCAATAGTTTCTTCAAATTCTTGAGCTTGATCCGCTCTAACTGTAACGCGCATAACATTATTTTTGTCATCTTCAATGCCATATGAAACAACACCGACATCAGCACCAGAAGTTTCTACATCAGCACCTTTCAAGCGTGAAACTATATCATTCATGTCAAAATCTTCAGTAACTTTTCTACGTAAAAGAAAAGCTTTAAATCCATTCATTTTGGATTTATCTTTCTTTAATTTTTTAGCGGCTGCAATTTTTTCACGCATCTTAGCATACTTGGCTTCTTCTTCATTATGTTCTTTGGAATCTTGATTCCAACGACGTTCATCATGTCTAGCCGAGCCAGCTTTACGTCTACTGTCACTATCCATATTAACAGCGATTGAACCTGCGCCAATTGAACCACCTGAAGCGGTTTCATTAATAACTGATTTTGAACTCATTGAGATATTCCATAATATTTCATATATTTATACGTTTTGTGATGTTCACATTAAATTAAACAATTATTATCTAAATAATGTCTTTTCAGTAGCTACAATGAACTCTATTCCATGAGCAACACACCATTGTTGAGCAGCCGTGAATTTAGCCATGTTTATTGCATATACATAATTTTCTTTCATTTTAGTAGTTGCAATACGAGCTTTTGATGGTCTAGTTTGTTTTTCGGGTTTAATTTCTATAAGTTGTTTTCTCATATCACCATTATTATCAATAAATTCTACATAAAGATCGGGATAATATTTTGATAATTTTACACTCATTTTTCCTTTCACCATTACAGGCTTCATATATTGAATGTAAAACGGTTCAGACGCCCATGCTAATATTCTGCTATCATTATCTAAAAAAGTGAATACTCGTTTTTCCCATGATGATCTAAATACAATATTATCTACACTTTCCATCAAATATTTGTGTGGATTATTCAATGTAAAAACACCTTGTCTATATTTTGACATGAGATTAAGCAAATCCATTTGGATTTATAGGAGTGCCATTGATCGGACTGTTTAAATCAACTTGAGGATTATAGCCAATAGGAATAGCACTATTTGTTAGAGGACTACCACCTGTTCCTGAAGGTGATGTGATAATAGGATTATTTGATGAAGTAGTAGATGTTGGATTCCCAATATTATTAACATCACTATAAGTAATATTTACTGAATCATACACAAATGTAATATCTACTGTATTAGCCTCCGAAGATGACATATCAAGATCATCCAATGCTACAGTAATAATTTTAGGATTTAAATAATCGTAAAAAACTTGTTTTGGACTCCCTGTATTAGGATTCTTATCATCTAACATGTGATGTGTAACTCGCATGTATTTAAATGGTCCCATGGCTGCACCCGTTCCTGCACCTAAACTTCCAATACTGCGCGCATTATTATAAGAACCGTCTAAATTGTCGGCAGTAATAGCCGCCATATTAGCTATAGGACTTACCATTTTAATATATTGAGATATAATATTATGTGCGCGATTTACAACATCATCATAAAAAGATAATGTAACTGTACCATAATCCATTTTTATTGCAACTTTGGTTCTATAACCATAAAAGTTGACATCTTGATATGTTATAGTTGGAGCCGGTCTACTAGCTTTCTTTAAAGCAAACCTCATATCATCCATAGATTGTGCTCCAAGTTCGGGCAATGATAAACCTGATCGAGGAACAAACATCGCGGTAAATAAAAATTTTAATTTTGGTTGTTCAAATGTGCCAAATTTATCGGGAATACTTGACCCTAATGCATCAAAATTATTGTCAGTGTTGCCAAATGGTGCATTACTTGCAGGAGAATCTGTAAGTCTACGTGTAGGAACAAAGTCTCTAGATTGTCTATTAAATGGATTGTTCCTATTATTAGAGTCTATATTCACAGAGGTATTTGGCGAATTAAAATTTGCTGGATTAAATATTTGTGCCATTGTTCAATACCGTTTGTGCAATCGATTTAGATTGTGATAATATATTACTTGAATATTTTGTTGTTATAAATTCACCAAGTTTAAGGTCTGAAACCATTTCGTCGATTAATGTCATATAGGTTGTTCTCATACTTAATGGAACCATATAAACAAAATCGTTCATAGATAAATTGAGTAAAATAATTGTTTCACCTTGTTGTAATGTAATCGATGAAAAATTTATTAATCCACCATAAATTATAACATTACCAAATATATCGCCCTGATTTTGTGATCCAGTTATAACATTGCTATTTATAAGTTGAAGTGATTTCAATCCTTTTGAAATTGGTCCACTACCATAATCTGTTAAAATAGAATTAAGTAAACTTTTGTCAACATTATTAATTTGTTTTGGCAATGTTGCATTAGCTACCGTAGAGGTTGTCGAAGAATTGATAAAATTATTTGAGACAAATTGATCCACAGAAACCGTTTGGGGTCTATTCATGAAATTATTAGATATTTTATCTAATGGATATTTTGGAATTAATATTTGTGTCATGAAAGTATGTCATTGTTAATATATTTATAAAAATAAAACCGCCAATTTGGCGGTTTTATTTTGTCTATTTTTACCATTGAAATTAAAATGCACCATTACCCGGCATAGCCTTGTAACTGATACCAGTATTGCGTTGACGTGCATGGTCAAAGCTTACTGTCATATTAATTTTTACTACTTCAGAGGCTGCATAATCAAGATCAGTCCAATCAATAGTTTCAATCCAACAACCTTCAATTGACCATGATTCGAAGATGGTTTCATTACCATCTAGCATATCAAGACGAATGGCAAACTTATATAGTTCACCGGCTGCGCTCGCAGGCATTAATGGAGCAGGAGTTTGAGCAATAATAGCTTGTTGGCTCTCTAATTGAGCTTGTAAAGCTTGTGCTACTAAACCACCTGTATCATCTTCGAATACGATATTCATAGGATCGAAGCTATGTTTACCTGCAATGAATACGCGAGAGTTATAACGATCAAGTTTAATCTTTTCAAATGTCAATTTTGGACGTGAAGCTGTAATAGCTTGAACGGTCAAAAAATCAGAATCTTGATTACTACCACCAGCTGTACCAATGAAGGTCAATAGCCATCTATTTCTCAATTTTGGCTGATAAATGCCAAGGTTTAAGATATCATTACCAACGTCACTAAGTATTGCCATTAAGATTCTCCGAAATTTAAATCTACTATTATTTATATTCCAGAAAGTAAAACCTTTAAAAATGACCATTATTTCTCTTATTAATTGCTATACATGTAAACAAAATAATAAATAATGATATAAAAATTGAGTTATTATGAATTCTTTCAAAAACTATTTGCTTACTGAATATGTTAATTCCAAATCTAATGAAATAGAATCTATGTTGGTTCTACAAAAGGTCATCGATATGGTAGATGATGGACATGTGGATTATGATGCATCATCTATAAAGATTAATGTGGGTCATCTTATAAAAAATAAAAAGTATAATAATCTTTCTATTTTGATCATAAAAGGTGAAGATGATGTTAGAATAGCTAGACATAATGAAAATAATGATTATGTTATTGTAATTTCCACAAGTAAGTTGCCAAGTAGAGAATCTATAGACACGTTCTTATCCTCACAAGAGCGTTCTGAAAAATTCAAAACCTGCTTTATTAAATTTATGAACGATGCTGTTTTTGACGATTCTGAAAATAATCAAGATTCTGCATATGAAAAGCGTTCGAATCTTAATACTAGAAAATCTTTTGAAGAATCATATGTTGAATTAATCAAAAAGTTAAATGGTGAACACGAACAATATTTGACAGCAAAAAAAGAATTGGATGATAAATTATCTGGAATTCATGATGATCTTGGACATAAAGAAACCATGAAACTAGGTCTTGATAAGCTTAAAAAAGATATGATGGGTTCTTCAGAATCTGAATTTAAATCCAAAGCGATCAATCTCTATGGCAAAGATAATTATAAAGCTCTGAATAAAGAATTCAAATCTAAACTGGATTCGCGTTTAACTGATTATTATGAGTCAAAAATCCAATGAGTCATTCTAAATATTTTAAAGAATATTTACAAAAATCATTAACTGAAACCTTCGAAACAGATACTTCTGAACGAACGGACACAGATACTTCATATGATATACCAAATATGCGATTTGAACGATTGAAAAAATTACGTAAAAGCATGGGTAAAACTTCTGGTTCATTTGGATATGTATCCCCAGATGATACAGATGATACCATGGTCGTTAAACAACCTCATGAACCAGAAGAAAATCTAAAAAAAGATGGATACTTCACATATATTAAATATATCGTTGATCATAAATTGGCACAACAGAATCCATATTTTCCCAGAGTCTATCGTTTCGAATTTGATAAAAACAAACAAGGTCAAGAATATTATAAAATACAATTAGAGAAATTAATTAATCTAAAAGAATTAGATTCTACAGAAATTATACAATTAGGGTTGCGCACATTCAAAGGATTTCAAAAGCATGTAGAATTATATCAAAAACATGAAGGAAGTATTATAGAAGCTTTTGTGGCGATGCTTATTGAATGTACTCAATATTCTAAACTTAGTTTGGCTAATGATCAAGAATTAGTTGAAGCTATAAAAATTATTAGCAATATTATAGACAATAATTCTAATCAGAAATTTTTCTGGGATATATCACAGTATAATGTAATGGCTAGACGAACGCAATTAGGTCTACAATTAGTTTTTGTAGACCCAATGGCTTAAACATCAATGATAAAATTGTCTTTAAATGTTTTGTTCTGATTACCATAAATTTTGTGAGCATATCCTCTCGGATTAGAAATCATTCTTGTTTTTCCTATTTCATAATCTGATGAATTATGACAATGCCCTGAAATCCAGAAATCTATGTTACTGTCATAGATGTAATCTTCCAATGGAGTGTAATACGCTCGATTTATTGAATTCCCTCTATATGATGACATAGTTGATAATTCACATGCTGCATGATGTGTAATTACTACAATTTTTGATGTTGTGGCATTGTCTACAGCATTTTTTATAAAATTCAAATCTTTGCGATGTTCATTTATTGTCATTATTGGCAATAATTTAAATTTATAAGGTTCGGTGGATGTACCTGCTCTAATATAATGATAATCATTCATTCTAGCTTGAGCATCCATCATAACAAAAGGGTCAGAATCACCCAAATCTGTCCATAATGTTGCACCTATTATTGTTACATCATCGATAACAATAGATTGACGTTGTAAGATTATTACATTCTGAAGATGAACTATTTTTTCATTGAGTTTAGCTACAGATCGTGGAATCGCACCGGCATAATATTCATGATTACCAAAAATTATTAATATTTTTTTATAATTATTTGACAATTGCTCCAAAAATTGAACAAAAGTTGAAAGATGGTTTACTTCACAAGTGTCTCCCGCAAGAATCAACACAGTCTCTTTAGAATCTTCCAAAGGAATATCCATATATGGTAAAACATCAATATGTAAGTCGCTGAGTATTTTGATTTTCATCTCAACATGTTATCATGTAGCGTATTGAAAGTCAAACATTACATTCATAAAAAATTAAGGACGGTGCTTCTCCGTCCTTAAATAATTAACATATGTCAATTTAATATTACACTCCAGTAGATGAAGTAGGAACAATCGAAGCGCCAGAAGCAAATTGTGCAAGGTTAGTACCAGTATTCACCAAAGTTATGTCCATATAAATGAACTCTACATCCTTTGTTGGTGCTATCAATAACTGAATATGCAATTCGTTGTTATCAATAGTCTGTGGAGTGTTATTAGTACCGTCACAGATAACTAAGAAGTCATAAAGTCCTCTACGTGCTACCAAACCATTCAAGAAAGTATTAGCAACATATGATACGTTATTCCATGTCTTAGCGTCATTAGGTTCAAACAAGAATGCAAACAGTGCTTGACGCAATTGACGTTGAATATACATAGTCAAACGAACCACGTTTATTCTATCCAATGCTGAAGTGATAGGACTTGAACTCTTTTCACCAAATACTAAGATTCCACGACCGGGAATGTATGTAATCGGATTTACATTGACTGGTGCTTGATACAAGGCATCACGTTCACCTTGGTCAAGATAATCAGTAACGAATGTAGTAGGTCCACCTAATGTTCCACTAACATAACCAAGATTGGTCAATTGTGGGCAAGTACCACGAGTAGCACCAGCAGGAGCATACCATTTTTGTGCAACTGAATCGCTATACAAAATAGTTCTTACGGCGGTTGATGCAGCAGTGCTCATAATGTCAGCACCATCAATATTTGATGATATGCCATGACCAAACCAATAGCCATTAACATAGTTATTAACACGAGCAGGAGTTGTAGCCCATGTAGTAATACCATTAGGCCCAACAGGTGGTAATGCCAAAGGTGTTTCACCAACTACGAATACTTCACTACGAATAGATTGTGAAAGTACTACTAGAGCATTAGTACATTCTGAATATCCGGGACAAGCTACTACATCATATTGTACACTTTCAGAAGTAGCACCTGTAGTAGGACTAGCAATAATAGCATTTAGTTGTTTAACAATAGTTGCTCTACGAGCAGCATCATTTGATCCTAGTGCACTATAATTCTTGAACTCTTTAGTATCTTCATATAGTCCAGAAGCGGCTAACAACACACCTTCGGCTTCACTAGCAGTAAACTCATCTGGAACAACAGAACCATCTGTCCATGAATTAATTGCATTATCTAAACCATCATAAGTTCCTATAACAGTGCTATAAGAATCATTATAGACATTTAAAGATGCTGCACCAACACCAACAACAGGAACTCCAAGTTCCTTATAAAGATTTAAACTACCAAATAATGGTAATGTTGCTGAAGGACCGTCTGAAGTGATGCTTACTTCAGATGTTGCGCCTGTTAGATTTGATATAACTCTAAGTGATCCTGCAACCAATGAAGCTGATCCAGATGCATTAATTACTGTATTAATTTCGTCTATCAAATCGCCAAAAGTTGGAGCTTGACTTCCAGTAATGTGTATCTCATAACTTTCGCTTCCGCCTGTACCAACAATATCAATAGCAGCACCGTAAGTACTTGTAGGAACGTAGCCAGTAGCATCAGAAAGTTGTAGATAACCATGTGAAGTATCAAACAAAACGTCTTGATAGCCTGCTTGAGCTTGTGTATGATCTTGGATAAAAGCATTTTGGAACAATTGTGATGAGAATGAATACATTCCTAACACGTTAGATAATGCTTCAGATACCAATACTGTTAATTCGGCTGCCGTTACAGTTACTTTATAATTCGCATCTATTGGAATCAAATTATTTGCTGCATTGTATTGGGTAATAAAATCTTGCACTAATACATTTAAATAACCTGAAGCATCTTGTAATTGGCGGGTCCATAATGCTTTCAAGTCTGTAATGTCATCATTAAGGTTGACATTAGCTCTAATGACGTAGGCCATATTAGAAACTGTGAGCGCTTTCATCAAAGCGTCTAGACCATATTCATTTCTGCAATCGCCATGAAAAGGATTTCCTGCGGCGTCAGTTAAAAAGCGAGGAACACCATATAATTGTAATGCTTGTTGAATAGATGTTACTGTACGGAGAACGCCATATTCATAGGTTCCTAATGCTGGTGTAATTCCATCAGCTTGAAATTTTTCATCGGCGGTTGCAATGTAAAATAATGGGATGGTTGCACCCTGATCACTCACATATACTGAATTGTCAGTAATTGAAGATGATACGCCGGGGCTTACTAAAGTTGTTGACATGCAAAATCTCCTAATAATATTGATTTGATATTATTTATGATTATTGCATTTATGAATATAAATTATTAAAATTTTTTATGAAGTGCAACTTGCCGCAATCCCATATTTTATCACATTGTTTATCATCATTTAGCAACTCTTTATATAATCTACGTGATGTAGATTTCTCTTTTAAATCTACATAATAATGTTTTGGTTCTGATATGTGATCTAATTCAAACCCACATTTTATAAAATGATATCCATTATTCCATCTTCTATCACATGTTACTGTTATTGATGATGGTGAATTAAATTGGACAAAATGATATAATATTTTTTCTACTGCAGTTTCTATGTCAACATTTGGAGTGAATTCATAATTCAATATATCATATTTGTTATCATAAATTGAATTAAACGACATAATAGCAACAATGTTATTATTGTATTTTAAGCCTATATTAACATTTGCAGATTGATATCCATCAAAACAATTTTCATTGTAAAATTTTATGGTTTCCAACTCTGTAGGAATAATTACTTCACATTCCATTCCGCTTATTTTATGTTTTTCTAACAATTGTTCAATTTTGGTAATAACTACATGTTTTTTATGTAGCCATTCATTTTCCAATATTTGAATACATCTATAACCAGCTTGTTCAGCAGCGATTGTTTTGTTTAAATGATAATTTTTATCTTTACCACCTTTATTTTCACTGTGCCAGTATAATCCATTATATTCAATGACCAATTTATTTTCTTTAGATACTATATCCAACTCTTGAGGATAGATCACAGTTCTATCTTGCGTTATAACATTTTTATCATATTTGGATACAATATCAAATAATTCTTTTTCGGCTTTTGGTTTAGAATTACTATAAAGTTTAATCTCGATTCCAAATTTTTTCATTTTCTTGCCTAATGCAGATTTGCTTATGTTCAAATTTTGAGCAATTTCGGTACATGACATATGTTCGTCATGATGCAAAGTTTTTAAATAATTTTTATCATTTAATTTCTGATATTGATCATCAGTAAATTTTAATTGTAATGAATTAACGCGATTATGATTTTTTAAATATTTTTCTTTGCGAAGTTTTGCCAAATGTTTATTGTAATTTTCACCATACTTTTTTAATAAAGTTTTTTTGACTTTTTTAACCAAAATTTTTGATTTTAATGGAACAGTTACATTATAATTATCCATTAAGGTTTGTTTAGCTTTATTTCTTATTTCTAGACTCTTCATGGGATTAGTAACACCATATCGTTCTTTCATGGTGACATCTCGCTTTGCAAACGATGATTCAATATAATATGGACATAATTTTCCGCAAGTTGACGCATATTTGTAACCACCAGTTCTTCGAAATGGTAATTTGTTGCCACATTTACATAATGGAATATCTGTTATAAAATTTATAATTCTATAAATTTTCTCTATAAATTCAACATTCTTATTGTCTGCACAATATTCATCAATTTCTGTAGATAATTGTGGATAGTTTAATAAAATTTTTTTATGTTTCCCGTTAACTCTCATCTGATGAATATCAACGCAATCATCCGATAATAATAAATTAGTTTTGATCAATTTTTCTATTAACGATAACCCTGTCAAATCATGTAAAATTTTATGCATTCTATTCACTGTTGATAATTAAATTTCTAATTAAATGTTTGATTAGAAATCTATATTATAAAACGTTTTTTATAATTGTCAATGTTGATGGAATGTAAGATGGAACATTAATTGTATCAGATGGTAGCAGTATAGTGTTAATGCAGTATGTTCCCCATGATATTACAGTAGAAGAAGATTTTTCATCATTATCATCTAATAATGACCAAAACAATCCATCATAATCATGTAGAGATGATGGTGAATAATCACCATAAACTTTGATAGTATAATCGCCAACAGTAGCATACTTATGTACAACTGAAATATTATTTGTGTCATCAATAGTGTCAATAAAACCATCACCCCAATCCACAAAAGCATCATCAGAAGGATTATAGATTTTTAGAATATATCCAGAAGCATCATTGACACGTAACGTAAATGGACGTTTTGGTTCTGGTGTTGGTGTTACAGGAAGTCCATTATTGAATGACGTTGATGGTGTAGGGGATGGTGTGCTAGTCTGATATGGTGTTCTTGTTGGCGTTGGAGTGTTAGAGCTAGTAATTGTTGGTGTTGGTGTTATTTTGTACGAGTATGCTATTTCAGCTTTTGATAATGTTGGAAATAATTGATTATGTGACCATGATTCAATAGTTGAAGTATCTAACATGATAAAACTATAAGTCATTTGGTCATTTACAATACCATCTACTGAATAACAAATACCTGACCTAATAGTAAGAGTATCCGATAACATCCATGCAAAATTACCAATCTGATAAGTATATCCATGTAAATTATAATTCATTTTATATCCAATTTATTGTATATTTATTATATAAGAATTAGTTATTGTTTAGGAAAATCTGACATTGCATCGACATCGGCTAAAGTGAAATTCTCACCAGTTTCAAGCGTATCAAATGATATATTATTAAAATCTTCGGGTGATAATGCTTGTAATCTTAATTGAATAGATTTTATATAATTTTCTTTAAAATTGACAGGTACTTGGAACCATGCATAAGTGCTAAAAATCATGCTAGATATGTTTATCTTTTGACCTGTTCCTGACGGATAATTTTCTTCGAATCCAATAGTTTCTAGTTGTAATTGAGTTATTTTTCCACCATCAAAAGGATCATCACTTGTTTGAATTTGGATGCTTGGATCAAATATAGGCAATATTTGTTCAAATATTTGAAATTTTTGTAAATCATTTGAAGTGAATATGTTCAAAGCAAAAGCTAATTTGTAAGGAAGTGGAGTTCTTCTATAATTTACTTGCAATCCATCGGGTAATGATTCTCCTGAAGGTAAAAAAACTTTTCTATCAATTGAACCGATACCTTTGTATCTTTCGGGAGCAGGTTGAATGTCCGCTAGTTTTACTGAAAACATAGGAAGTCTAAGTGGTTTATTTTGTGTATTTGCAGAAATAATTGCTTCTACTACTCTATCAACACCAGCATATCTAATAGGTACATTTATCAAGTTAGATGCAGAATTAAAATCATTTTTACCAATTCGAACTTGCATTCCTGAAAATACTGCCATAAATTGTATAATGTACGATTTTAATTGTTCGTCATACCAGAAGTTACCAAAAGGTGTGTCGAAAAATGGGATGTTTGGATCAGTAACAGCCATAATATTCTCTTAATTATAGATTATTTATTACGGTATATACTTCACCAAAAAATAATATAGAAGCCATTCCAGTTACATATGCTGAATTAAAGTTTATAGAAATACTATTAGGGTCTATAAATGTTATTTCTGGATATACTTGAGTTTGTGAACCGTCTTCATTATCAATGAAAATTTGAACAAACACTTCATAGGAGCCTAAATTATGTTTAACATTCCAAATGTTTGAAGCTGATGTTTGAGTAAATTTAAATCCTTCCTGAAATTTTTCGGCTCTCTGATCAGTGTCAAAAATTTGTCCAGTGTCAGTATCAATAACGATTTTTTTGATGTTTGGAAAAATATTATTCATACATTTCCTATTATGTTGGAGAAACTGTTGGTGTTACTGTAGTTGTTGGAGTAAATGTTGGAGTAACAGTAATTGATGGAGTAGGTGTTGGCGTTTGCGTGGATGAAATAGTTATCGATGGAGTAGGCGTCGGAGACAGTGTTGGCGTAATAGATGGGACTACTATACCATTTATCAGTTCAATAGGTTGTATATCAATATATACGGTATTTGACGACACAACATGTCCTATACGTTGAATTGAATAACGTTGAGGCACTGTCGTTGTTAATTCTCCTTGTGCACCAACAAATAAGGGTGTGTTAGGTGCTTCAGAAAAATTCCAATTAATATAATTGGTAACTAATCCTTTAGTTATAAAAGGTTTTACTTCATTGATTCCAGAATTTTCAACAGAAATACCAATGCATGGATATTGAAAATTCATATAGGATGCCACACCTAATTTTTTCGGTCCTTTCCATGTAACACAATGATATGCTGGAATAGGTTCAAAAGATTGAGCCGACATTAAAACTGCATCTAATCTATACGCATTTTTATTGTCTTGTTGTGTATGTATGGGAGTTTCTGTTGTCAGAAAATAATTATTTCCTGCATTATCTGTAAATTTTCCCGGAATTTGATTAGAATCAAATAAAATATATCCTAATGATATTTGAGAATTTAGATTAACTTGAGAACCTAATGGTGATGGATTAAGAATAGCGGCGTTTTCAACATTTCCAGCAAAAATTCTCAAACATGGAATCCAAGATGATCCACTCCAATAGAACATTTTCTTTTGTATTAGATCAAAAAAATGTGTATGTAATGCTGGATTTGTTGGATATGTTGTACCAAAAGTCGGAGCTATTGTAGTCATCCCGAAAGTTCTAACACCCGTTCTTAAATTTATATCCCAATAAAGATAAGATGTTACGCCCGCTTGAAATGGTCCCCAAGCAGCTAATACTTGTTCAGATTCTGTAAATAGATAATCATGTGTACCATATGCAAAAGCTAAATCTATAGGAACTATGTCAACATTAAGGTTAACATATCCATTATTTAATTGCACATAATCATTTGCAACTTGTGCATTGATAATTCCTTGTCTAAAGTTTATTAACATATTAATTCAAAATAATTTATTATATTTATTATCACGGTGGACAAGTTCCCCAAACTGGTCGTGATAATATCCATGAAGATGCTCCAGTATCAAAATTTGTAGGCAATGATGCAATATTTGTCACGCACCATCCAGATAAATCCTTATTAAATGTTGATGCATTTTGGAACATGGAAATCATATCAGTTACATTACTGGTATCCCATGATGATATGTCTTGATTAAAATTTGTAGCACCGTTAAACATATTTCTAGTAGTAGTAACTTTGTTAGTATTCCATGTTGAAATATCACTATTAAATGCTGATGCACCACCAAACATGCCACTCATACTTGTTACATTACCAGTGTTCCATGACGACAAATCTTGATTGAAATTTGTCGCAAATGAAAACATTTGGAACATATTCGTTACATTGCTTACATCCCAAGAACTAATATTTTGATTAAAAATAGATTGTCGGAAAGTGCTAACCATAGAGATTACATTGCTCACATTCCATGAAGATATATCTATATTAAATGCTGCAGTTTGATTGAACATTTGAGTCATATCAGTTACGTTACTAACATCCCACCCAGATATATTTTGATTAAATATGGTTGCTCCACTAAACATACTATTCATAGAGGTTACATTGCTTACATTCCATGAAATAATATTACCATTAAATGTTGCACAATTGGCAAACATACTATCCATATTAGTTACATTACTAGTATTCCATGATGGCAAATCTTGATTGAAATTTGTTGTGGATGAGAACATTTGTGACATATTAGTTACATTACTGACATCCCATGAATTAATATTTTGATTAAATCCTGAATAAGCAAACATTTGACTCATGTTTGTTACATTAGACGTATTCCATGATGACAAATCTTGATTAAAATTAGATGATCCTTTAAACATTCTAGTTAAATTCGTCAATGTTGTTGGTATAGAATTTGGAACATTAATAATATCCATCGGTAAACTTATACTATGAATATTGTAAGTTCCCCAAGACGCTACTGTAGATGCTGATTCGCCGGGATCATCGTCTAGTAACTCAAAACTTATTCCACCAAAATTTATAGTTGTTGAAAAATAATCACCATAAATTTTAATAGTATAATCACCTACTGTAGCATATGTATGAATTATTCCATTACTACAAGCATCATCACTACCATCATCACTACCATCAGGAATATTATCAATAGTGCCATCACCCCAATCAACTGATGCATTATTAGAAGCACCGCATGCATATAATGTATATCCAAAACCATTAGTTACATTCATTATAAACGGATTCAATAATACGGGTGATGGTGTAGGAGAAGGCATAGGATTATTAATGCAAACTTTTGGTGTAAAACTATCTAAAAATAATATATTGACAAATCCTGATGTGGGCTGGTTGAAAGCTATTGATATGTTATTTTCATCTATTATAATAATATCAGCTATGCATAATTTATTATCAATGAATACATTAGCTTTGAACATTTTTGAGTTCTTGTTATGTTGTATTTGCCAAGTTGTTGAAACTGTTGATTGAATGAATTGAATGCCTCTCGCTTGATCATATATTTCAGATTGTAAAATTTTTACACCATCGGAATATCTTCTAAATTCTTGTACTAATGGGATACATCCATCTACAGGAAATGATGTCGATGGTGTAATTGATGGTGTAAGCGATGGCGTTAATGTTGGTGTTGGCATATATGTTTAATTATATTTATGATTAGATCGCTGGTGTTGTTGTTGGCGTAAACGTAGGTGTTACAGTGGTTGTAGGTGTAATAGTTGGGGTCACTGTAGCAGTATTAGTTGGCGTCACTGTAACTGGCGGTGTTGTAGTACTCGTCATAGTTGGGGTCACTGTAACTTCCGGTGTTACGGTTACTGGTGGTGTCGATGTTGGAGTATACGTTGGAGTAACTGTAGGACTCATTGTTATCGACGGAGTAATAGTATTCGTCATCGTCGGTGTGGGAGTAGCCTCGGGTGTAATAGTAATGGTTGCCGTCATTGTTGGAGTGACTGTTATCGTTGGAGTAGCTGTCATCGTTGGTGACGCAGTGACCGATGGTGTAGGCGTTGGTGTAGTACTTGCACCCAATGAACCTGTCACTGATGGTGTAACTGTAATAGTTGGTGTCGCTGTTGCAGTAATAGTTGGAGTTGTAGTAATAGTTGGTGACATTGTAGGCGTGATAGTTACTGTCGGTGTTATCGTTGCAGTTACTGTTGACGTAGCTGTTACTGTTGGTGATGGTGATGCTGTCACTGTAACGGTTGGCGTTACAGTCATTGTAGGTGTTATCGTTGCAGTTACTGTTGGCGTAGCCGTTGTTGTCGGTGTTGGTGATGTTGTCATTGTCATCGTCGGTGTAACAGTCATTGTTGGTGTATACGATGGTGTATGTGTTGGGAATACACTTGGTGTAATAGAAATAGTAACCGATATTGTTGGCGTAATTGACGGTGTTGGTGATGGTGTAGGTAATGGTAATTGTGTAGGAATAATAATATTCTCATTAATATCACAAGCACCACCCGGAAATACAGTAGCAATGCTTGGTGTATAATTGCTGACAGTATCTACATTTTGTGCAATATCTATAGCTACCCAAGAAGTCTTGAAAAAATCAGGACTATTATATCTGAGTGTCATTGCATCATTTAATGTAGCGAAATAGATATAATTGACATTTACTACATTGAAGCTTTCATATATAGCATACATCGCATCGATGATATTATTAACTGTAGAAAAATTGTAAGTATTTAAAAATGATGTAATATCAATGTTGATAAAATTTTGGTTAGGATCATTTAAAATAGTTTGAATAGTGGTCAAACCTAAATCTGGCGACACAAAAATTTGTTCATCACCTAAACCATATTGTGTATCAGTATCATATAATGAATCAAAAAGAATTCGGTCTAATGATGGTATAGTCTTAGATGTGTCAATAATGTTATTGACTACTGGATATCCGACTAAAGCGCTAATTAATTTTTCCCACAAGAATATGTCAATTTTATCAGTTTGGTTTTTTCTGAACATTTTCCATTCATAATGAACATTCTTTAAAGCCAATGGTGTTTTGACTGGATTTACACTGGAATAATCATAGATATTACCGTTGATAGGCATTTTATCTCGCAACGTGAAATCGCGGATAAATCGTAATGCATATCTATTATCATCCATTACTTGGCCTTTCAATCCTTTGATTGCTACTTGAGTATAGCGAACAGGTAAGTCATATGGTACACCATCAAAAATATCACCAAAGATAATGCCATATCCGTCATCATTATATCTTAAACCACTTAATATCATATAAGGATTCGGATTATTCAGTAAATCTTTTTTAGCCTGTAATGACGAAGAAGCATAATTAGTTGTATTAGTAATAATTGATGTATTATTCTGCACCCAGAAATAATAATATGGTACAAGAGAACCATTTGTTTCACTAACTTTCGACATAACTGAATAAGGTGTATCATACTTATAAAGTAGATTTGAAATATCCGCCGCTGTAGGAGAATATACAGGTAATATAACAGTAATATTGTCGCTCAATAATGGTTTACTAATTTGATCAGGTATTAAGGCACCATACATATAATCATTCAATGTGTGTTGTGTCAAATCCATTGATAAATCAAATATACCATTTCTATACATATTAACAACACCACTAAATGGAACAGTAGTACTCGTTGTAATTAAAGCTGCTAATATATTAAAAATTTCATCTTCGATTGGATTCCATAAAGGATTATCAATAGTTCCTACATTTTTGTACAATAATTGTCTAGGTGTACCACCATTTGGGTATACTTGTGTATAATTAGCAGGTAAAACTGTAGATTCTATCCATTGGTTTACATTAAGTTGTGCATAATCGGCTAACTTACCCCAATTGTTTATTCTATCATTAGAACTTGGGAAAATGTATTGATCATAATATGGTATATAAGCCAATTTAGATGTATCCATCCACACAGTGTTTAATCTAGATTTGTACCAAATATTAACGTCTGCTGAATTTATAAAATCATTTGTATATACGGCTGGATCGACATTATCGATGATATCCATTAGAGAATATGCATATTGATTATGTTGATTTAATGCTGGATTCCATATAGCAATCTGATTAACGATTCGTCCTTCAGTCTTATCCACAAATACTGCTGGAGTATGTGCATTATAATTGTAAGTAAGTTCACTTACTGTTAAATTTGTTAAATTCGTAGGATCATTAACAAATTTAACTATTTGTGAATTTAACATTACATAATCTGTAGATTTCGTTAAAGTTTTAGTTTTTCCAGTTGTGTTATCCAAATATGTGATTATAACACCATCATAATGTCCATCTAATAATAACAAATAATTTCCATTCAAATGTTGAATATGAGATTCTTGGTTATAGAGAATATTCGCTACTCTAGCGTTTAAATAGAATGATAAGTAAGGATTCATTTTATCTACAACATCAGGTTGATCCCACCAACGAGTATTATCTGTTAACGCTACTGATGTATAAGTATCATCCAACGCATTTTCGTCTGGGTTAACAAATTCCACTTTCATCACAGATTTAGTAGAATCCGAACGTTTCATTTTTAATTCTATGTAATTTTTCTCTTTAGAATCTCCAAAACGACCTAATTTATATACCCAGAATTCATCAAGGTCGGCATTGTTGAATATCTTTTGATTGGTGTAAGCGTCAATACTTAAATTAGTGCCTTTGTTCTTAATCATTGCTCGCCAAAAAATGAAATCACTTTTTGCGTTGATATTGATGTCTTTCATGTATGAATGACGACCAGTAAATCCTAAAGATTTACGTCCTTCTTGTATAACAGGTTTAGATTCTAAAACTTTGTAAGTATCGTATAAAGTTCTGACATCATTTATCGAAGATTCGAAATTCTGCATCAAATCGTTATTGTATAAAATAAATCCACCTACATTAGGGCGTAATGTTTTTGTAGGTTGACGGTTAAATTCAACATAGAATCTTTGAGTTTTCAAACCTAAGAAAGGGTCATATATTAAATTATTAGCAACTGAATAATCATTAAAAGTAATAATGTTTTCATATCCATCCACAAAAGCATGCATTCCAGTGATATAAACTGGATTAGAAGATGTCAAATTGTTATTGTTTATTTCAGTAGTTAAACCTATTTGAGTGTTATCATCATTTCTTAATACCATTAACTGTGATTGTGTTAATGATGTACCATATTGATTATAGATTTTTTGATTAGTCAATACATCTTGTCTATCATTTTTTAACACATCCGATAGAACGCCAACAGGATGATTTATCGCTACAGCTTTTTTATATGGGTTTAACATAAATTTTGGCAATATTGGAAGCTTTCTATATATTTTAAATCCCATATTGCCAGAACCGGGGTTATCAAATGTTATGTAATTTCCTTTTTTAGCGTCATCGCTTGTATATGCTAATTGAAATCCCTTTCCATCATTAGATGGAATAACATAATACGGAATATATTGTTTTAACGGATTATCAAATGGTGTTGGTAGAATTGCACCATCCAATGCTATTAAAACTACTTGTTGAGAAATATTAACTTGCGTGTTTACTGAACTTATATTGTCATCAATATACACAAATCGACTATTTGCATAATCTGATTTGATCCTATATGTTAAATCATTTTGTTGATTTAGAACAGTTAACAAATATATCCAGTTAATGAAATATTCTATTTCCAACTGCCAACTATTCATTCTTCCCGAAGAAACTTCTATATTATCCAAATCTTTTGTTTTTGTTGAAAAGCCTATGCTTTCCATATAATCTGAATAGCCATCTATAAAATCTACCATAGATTGTATGTTTGAAATATATAATGGTTGCGGTACAGTAATAGCTTGTCTTGTATCAGAGTAGTGTTTTCTCCACGCAGTATCAACGACATTCCCACCTAACGATGTAAATGTGCTTTGTATTCTTCCTACATATTGTTGACTTATAGTATTAGTTAATGGTGTAATTTTACCTACATTAGTTATGGCTGAATCATAATTTTTAGTCAAACTAAAAGTATAATCATCAATAACAATAATATAATATGGTGTATATTCATCGAACGGCACTGATAATACACTATCTGAAGTAAGATATACTTCTGTTCCAGTTGTCCATGTGTCGGGTATTGTTCGTCTTGAAAGAGGTCTTACAATACCATCTACCGTAGGAATTGTTACTGTTAATGATTCATTGACAAATATTTTTGTAATTGAATTAGTTATATCATAATATACAGATTTTACAGTAAAAGTACCATTCAATTGTGTAGAATCTTCGATAGTGAAGGTAGCACCTTCATAGAATATATCAGTTAAATTGCCATTTAAATCAAATGATTTATCAAATGCATATTCAGTACTGATATTATTTGTTATTCCTGTATAATTTGAATATAAGGTAACAAATAATCCAAAGTCTGTTATAGTAATATCGTTTTCGGATTGAACATACAAATTACCATCATTAAGGAAAAAAGTTGCTTCTCCATTCAACTGATTATTTAAAGTTGTTATTGCTGTTTCTATCGTAGATGCATTAGTAGCATTTAAAGTCAATGAAACATCAGTTATTCCTAATGTAATAGTAGCGGTATACGATGAAGACCCTGTATATAATGTTGAGTAATTTAAATTCAATGATTCGCTGTAACTCACTATAGCTTGGTTGGTTGGAGTAACAATTCCTGCATTAACAAGATCATATGCATAGATTTCAAATATGTTTGAGTTTTTTACGGCCCTAAAGCTAAAGTTTTCTTTTGGAAAATAGGTTATATCTCTATTAATGGATGATGATGTATTAAATTGTGTAGTCCAACCTATACCTAAACTTCTATTCTTAGAATATGTTGATGGTGCACTTAATACCGTGCTGTATAATGAATCGAACCAGAAATCATTATATCCGTAAGTTTTCTTTACATCTACTTGATAATCTTTATTTGTCATATCAAATAGTTGATTGGTGATGGTGAAACTAGGTGTATCTACATAAGCTTCAAACAAATATCCTAGTTTAACATCCCAATCTTTCCACAATGATTTAAACTGTGCAGCATCTGAATCATAACCATAATATCTGTTGTTATGTATATACCATTGATTTAAACCGTTGGATGAGTAGACGTTTCCATTATCATCAATTTCGCCATGGAATAAAACATCCTTATGCGAGTATACATTTTTTGTTGTTGGGTCAACATTTAAACAATTAATGTTAATTAATGAATTACCATTAAATGTATAATATATAAATCTTATTGGGTCCAATTTAAATGATATGATCATTTGATCATACCAATATTGTGCAGAGGTTTTCCATTCCCATTCGTTTATGTTACCGTCACCAAATGTATAATCTATGTTAGGATTTACGATCACATCATTTACATTCGCATCATATAATGGCTTTATTCTAGAATTGGAGGTATTTGCGCTGTTCCAATATGGTGGTAACAATGCATCTGATTCATATCCATCCGAAGTTGGAGTGTTTTCAATATTAATGGGAAGATATGTGAATACAGTGTCTATTTGGTTATTAATTCCTGTTGAGACATTCCCTGATGGTAATAGACGCCCGGCAGGGACTACACCATTAAAGATGTTGTTCCACATGAAACTTTTCCATTTTCTTGTTCCAGTAGTGTCTACATAAACACTGTCCCACCATACAGGTTTATTATCATACCACTGTAGTTTCCATGGTTCTAAATGAGGAAATGGAGTATTAAAAACTTTTGTATAAAGTTCTTGATAACTAGCAGCTATGTCATATGAAATATTACCAGTTAAAGGACTTACTGGAATAGGAGTAAATCCATAATTCCATGTAAACGGATCATTTTGTACATAATCATTGTTTATTAACTGACTTGAAATATCATTTTTCATCGCCCATAACGAAAACTGACTATTATTTAATTCTCTATATGCTTCATTTGTGTTATTTTTAGTTAAATCGTAGATTAAAGAATCGTACACTGGAACCGCTTTATATAGTTGAGTTTCAATGTCTAAAATTATGTTAGCTAATACATTGTTTAAATCGATATGTTCCCAAATCGATGAAGAATTCAATCTATACAATTTTCGAGTCTTTGTCACAGTGTTTACTCTTATCAAAAGAGAACCTAATGATCCTAAGCTAAATGGAGTGCTATCTGAAGTCACTATTTGAGTAGGTATTCCAACATTTCTTAATGTGGAGAATATTTTTTGTTCTATCGACATTTGAAGCTTAACTTCTTGTATATGTCCATCATGACATACTACAGAATTCAATTTTAGTTCACTATCATATAAAATGTATGGAACTACAGGTTTTAATAATCCGAAAAACGGTAGTGTTGCTACCCAATTTTTAAATCCTATGTTAGTAGTTGAATTATAAGTTGTGCTATCTCCAAACCAATCATCAAATTTTGAATTTGATGTATATGAATTCTCAATAAAAGATGTAATTATTTTTTGCAACGATGTTAAATTTGAGACTGTTACATTTGTTGTTAATAAGCTAACAATATTTTTAATATAATCTTCTTGTATAAAATTATATCCATTCAAATATTGGTCATGTCCAAATTGAATAACTTGGAGTGGATTTGTATTATTCACCATAACAGAAGATATGGACAAATCTAATCCATTATTATGTTCTTTTATGGTTCCACCTAAACCATAATTTATATTATCATCTAGATAAGCTAAATTAGTTGTTGCAGTATTGATTAATCCCGGAACTTCTTGTTGAGAGATAATCGTAGAAAAGTGATTCAATAATTCGGAATAGTTTATGTAATTTTCTAATCCATGATTAATGTTGTATATCCAAGAATTGGGTATATCCCATGATCCATCAGATAGAGTTTGAGGCACATATTGTTCGTTATGTAAACCGCGTTTCCAAATAGTTTGTAATGGATAGTTAGGCTGCGCAAAGTTTTTATAGCAATATAATGTTTTGTTATCTGAATCAGATAACAATTGTGTAAATCCATAATCATTAGTCGAAGCATCATTTACTATTCGACGTAATAGATATAAGTTGACATTATATGAAGGGTCTTCTCTAAATTTAAATATTTCATTTGCAAAATCTTTGGCTGTACCATCTACGTCATAGAGATTGAAAAATGGATAGAGATTTTGTAATGGCTTATCTTGTTCCATTTTTCTAATTCTGACAATGTTAACCAAATCATAAGATAGATTTGGATCAAGAGTTTGTTCAGATGTAACTAGTGGAATTGATCTTCTACCAATATCTTCTATGTCATATTCACCTAATTCTATTCTAATAATGTCAGATTTATTGATTATTACATCACTATCAAACGTTATCGAACCTACATATTCTGGATAAACTAATGATCTATTGTCTGTGAATTTGCCATATTGTCTAATTTCGTTAATATAGACTCTAATGTCACCTTCTTGATAATCATCATACAACACATATTGTTGCAATGATGGATCAAAAGTTATGGTAGTTCCTATGTTGCCATCTGTCAAATATGACATTGATTGCCACATTAACCCAACGTTAACTTCGACACTATTTACATGATCTACATAAGATTGGATGAAGATTTCAAGCATTGGATTTGGAGTAGGTTGTAAACTTGAAGCCTCAATATTTTTTGTTCCATAAAACATCCAATGTTTTTTAGAACCTAACCATAAATCTCCTTGAGACGTATATTGTGGGCCTATATTAGCTCCTACAGGTAAATCAAATGGATTTGTTATATTTTTAGTTAATGTTACATAAGTACAAAATTCTTCTGTTGGTGATGGTTGATGATAACTAACACTTTGTACTGTAACCAATCCATTGTTATTGGCGAATCCAGATAATTTCAACCGTGATCCTACAGAAATATCTGCAACTAAATTACCAAATTTAGAATTAAATTTAATAGAATTTGATGTATTAAAAATAAATGCTGGTGATGTAGTGCCATCCAATGTAGCATCGATTAATTCAAACAATGTAGGTTCAGTCTCCACTTCTTCATATAGATTTGAAGGAATATTTCTATATTTCCATTCATATGTGGCTAATGAAGTATCAGACAATTCTAAGAATGGATAAAATTCGATAATAGGTAATTGTGCGCGAACTTTTCCAGAAAAGTTTACAATTTCATTTTTATGAATCCATTTATTTGATGCTGACCATGGATCATTTTGTTTTAACGATAATTTGTATCGTTGTTGAGTAGCATTAGTTAATAGTAATATTCCTTTGACTACAGTAACCCATTCATAACCATTCCATTGATTTACTGTATCATTAACTGTGTTAATCCATACTTCGTTAATGAATGGAGCTGTTGGAGCCATATCATCCGATATCGAAGCATATGATTGTGGTTTGGCGATAACATAATTTAAATTATCTTTTGTGAAAGTTCTAACATATGAATCAACAGCAATGAAATTTGATTGTACATTGATGATGCGATATGTTCCTGTGTTAGGACCATTGTTTATATGTAAAGTATCACCAGCAACTATTCCTAATGAAATAAAATCATAGGAATCATCGTAAATACCATGATCACCAAGATGGCTATAGCCTGTTTCAGAAGATAACAATGAAACTTCATTGGCCCATATCAGATTACCGACATATGCATCATTCCAAGAATTAATATATCTGACTTCTCTATCACCGTTTACTGCATTATATTCAGCTTCAGCTAATGTGGCTAATGGAATAGTAGATATTTGAGTCCAACCACCGGCATAATCAATCGGTTGGTCTACTGTAATCGTTGATGTATTTGTTTGTGGATCATAAGTCGTATTAACTACTGAAAATAATGTATTGATAGATGTAGAATGATTTATCGCAGAAAAGATATAATCAGGCGTGAATATTTGTGTTAAATCATTAGACAACGTAAATGAGTTGTCAGTATTTGTAGAAATAATAGGTATAGAAGCGTTATACATTGTTGTATAAGTTATTCCATCCATACTATTAACTAGGGATATTTCAGTTTTACCTGTTATAGAATCCAAAGATATAGAATCTATTTGATTAATTTGGTAATTATTAGATGAGTCATGTAATATAACAAAATCATCAAGATCAAAAAATGGTAATTGATTACCTGTCAAATATAAATTGAACGGATCAATGATGTTTACATCGAATGATGTTTGTATTTGTGTAATCGCAAACTTATATTGATTACTACGTGATAATGCCCAATTCAATTCATTTTTAATAGTTATGTAATCTGGAATTTCATTGACATTTGACGTATTCCAATAATAATCTTGATAATTGATTAATTTGTCTATATCAATAGGTGGAGCATAGTTGAATTGGAGCATGTTACCCCATTCATTAAACTTGCTGATATCTACTCCCAATCGAGACAATCTTTGTAGATAATCAGGAAATGTTAGATATTCAGTCTCCGATCCCAATTTGGAATAAACTACTGGTTGTAATTGGTTTTTTTGTGCGTATAACGAAGACTCAATAATTTGTTTAAGCGGACTTGTATAATCTGGAGAACCAATAATACCGACAATATGATTATATTCATCTTTAGTCAAAAATCTATTAAATAAGTTGTTATTTAAATTCTTCAAAAATGAAGATTTATTTTGTTCTGGAATGAAGCTATTTAAATCAGTCCGTGGTTTGGTGTAGTCCGACATAGAAACCGTTTATTGTTATATTGCTATTTATAATTTTGAATTATGAACATTTTTCACAATTTTAAAATTGTTTCAATATTGACGGATTCAACGAATCAACAATTTGTATGTTATTTACGCTAATAGACGGTTGAATAATTTCATCATCTTTTGCATATACTTGGAACATATCACCAAAAACGTGAGATGAATATTTTGGCACTAATACCACCGAACTGATCTCGTTCGATAATGTTGAATGTATGTAAGATGCTAAATCAGTAAAATAAAATGTTTGACCAAATTCCCAACGATTTATATCAAAATACACGTTAATAGCATCTACAATAGCAGTTTTTATTTGATTATTAGTTAATGAATTATTTTGTGATCTTACTACAGCAAAATTAGCTTGTAAAGCATTATCTGCTTGAGGGCCAAATATAAGTTTTATGTTTCCGGGATGCAATATCAATTCATCTGAAATCATTTTGCTATTAATCAAATATGAATATGATGATTTTAAATCATAAGGTGTTGGTAATGTCGGCTCTATTGAAGATTGACCGGATAACCATTGTTTTAATGCAGTATAATATCCGCGAGTAATAATGAAGGCATCGATTATATTAGATGGAGCAGGATCAACTAAATGATATGCTGGTGTTCTATGCATCCACAAGAAATTTAAGTTTTCTCTACCATTTTCTCTTTTCCACAAGCCAGTCCCTGCATCCTGATCTGCTGTGTAAGCTGCTAAGGTAGCTGCAGAATAAGGTACAAAAGTCCATTCACATGCATCTGTGCATAATCTATTAAAATACACAAATGTGGTTGGTGTTATTATATAAGATAAAGTTACATAATCGGGAATACCATCGCCATTATCATCACCGGGTAATAGTAGAATGTCATTAATGCTATCTAAGCCTTTATTAGCTCCCACTTCATAAACATATTGATTGGTTGCAATCAAATTATAATTACTTGTTAAGATGCCGTCGCCAGCTGCATTAATATTTGCAGCCAAAACAATAATATTATCGTAATTTCCATTTAGTGTATCATATGAAATGGTACGAGAACCTTTATTAGTTATCCAGAAATTTAATCCATCGCTATGAAGGATGATACGTTTAGCTAACAATTGTATATCCCAGAAATTGTCTGTCTGCAATTCCACACTAATCCAATATACAATCGGTGGAGTTAACGTAAATTGCCATGTACCCGATGGAACATCATAATTTAAATATAAAGTGTTAGGTGGTGAATTAATCATACTAGAAAGTAATGATTTAAGAGTTGATGTTTCAGTAGGAGTGAACGTAGTTCTAACTGTGTTTGGGTTTACACCAGCCAATACCGAAGCTGTATAAAAATCATCTGTAGATAATAATGGTTGAATATAATTCAATATTAATGCTGTTGTTAACGTATTATTGGTTTCGTAATCGGGCGATGGTAATGATCCCGGAGAAACAATTTTATCTGTGACATATGAATCAAAATAAATGACACCATCATCAGAGAACATTTTCACATTATCATAATATTCACGAGGATCATGCCATTCAGCATACTTCGAATCACCCGCAAAGGTTCTATTAATAGCTCTAAGTTTTAATATGCTATTATCTTGTAACATGAATTGGTTATAGTCGGGACCATTAACCATGCGATCTTGTGAATAGTAAGATGCTGGTGCAATACGTTGAATGTGTTCTATATCTTCTGATGGTGCCGAATTTTGTATAGAATCCAATAAGGATATGCTTACTGTCAAAGTTTGTTTAGAGTTTGTAATGTCAAAATATGACACGTTTATAGATATATTTTGAATAGCTGTAGTTGGAATTACCATATCTACATTAGCCGACGATCTAGACCAAATTTCGAAAGTGCCTGAAGGAATATTCGCAAAGTTACCATCACCGAAGATGAGTCTAAATTGGTCTTTGTCTAATGTTTCAATTTCATATTTGTTACCATTGGTGTTGGTATTAAACATGATATTTTTACCATTAGTTACGTCTACTTGAATCCATTCACCAGAAGGATTAGATTGTGTACCCGATCCTACAACAACATTTCCATCAGCATCAATATTATTAACCCATACATCAGTGTTATTAGTGTTTTCTAACAATACATCAAAAGTCTGATTAGGTGTTACACCATCGAATGATGTTGTAGTGCGTTGCAATTGTCCCTGCTTTGTAAAAAAGAAGAATCCTGTATTGTCAGAAGAATCTCCCATACCATCTGATAAGTACAAAATGTTCATAGGAAGATTTAACACTGGACGCATTTCCGAAGGTCCACTATCTTTGTTTAATTGGGCGCTCACCAATTCCATTGGATAAGTTTGTCCAGAGAATGTTATGTTATATGAAATTACATTATTTTTTAATGGTGCATTATCCATTTCATAAAGTTCAAATACAATGTCCTGTAATTGAATTCTGTCTGAGGGTAACACAGTACCAAAATCTTGACATAAAACTCTATTAAGAATCGTTATAAATTGATCTTTCCATTGAGAGTTATTTTGATCGTTCCAATAAACAATAGTATTAGTTAAATCATTGCCGTTGGAGTCATAACATAATTCAGTAGTTGATATAGACGTAATTTTTACTAAGCCGCGAGCGGGAATATTTCTAGAAGTGTTATAAGACAACATTTTAGCTAATCGCAATACAGATTCTTTACGATCAGCTTGAGTGATAATATTTTCATGAGCGTTCATATCATAACGATATGCCAATAGTTCACCAATGTAGGCGAACAATTCAATTATCATGATAAGCTCAGAAGATTCTATATAATCATTAAAATCTTCTTCAGGATAATAAAGTTTAAGATAATCAAGTAATGATTTTTTGATGGATGAAAAGTCCCATGCAGTAAAATTAACCTGTTGAAAGGCTTGATAAGCCATTTGCCATGTTTCTGCACTGTTTATATTTGCTATTGCCATCAATATTCCCAAATTTCTTTATATTTATTAACTATTAAACGGTATATTAATACTTATTTGATCACTAAAATTCAAATAGATATAGAATACATTAGCGAAAGCCATAATAGTATTCTGGTCATATAATGGTATAACTCTCAAATCTTGTAATTTAACTCGTGGATCATTATTAAAAACTGTTGTCAAATCTTCTTCAACAATGAACGTGGAGATATCATCTAGAGGTTCAAATATTAGATCGGGAATGCGCGTGCCGTAAGTAGACATCATTACTCGTTCTCCACGTCTAGTATAGATATTATTCAACAAATCCTGTTTAATTAAATTTACATTTTTTAATATCAAACTTTTGTTTTGTTGAAACTGTAATGTGGAAAGACCAACATAATTATCCATTATTAATTACCAAATATTCATTATTTATCGTTCATCGACGCCAGAATTGATTGCGTGTAATAGTATCTGTACCTTCTACTCTATTGATAGAATATGATCCGATGCCGCCATTGTCATCTGTAAATTGTGGATTGTGTCCGGTATTGTAATTACATTCATCATTTTGAGTATTACTTCCCGCAGTATTTCCCATCATAGTCCGAGGCCATGGTTCATGATCGGGTACACGATTAGTCCACGGTGCGCTACTAGCAGCAGATAAGCATGCTGTTGCTGGTACTACAGGCGCAGGAAATGCTCCTGTTGGGAAACTTGGCATTCCTGTTACTACTGAATTATTCACAACAATTTCACCGCCACTAGCTCCAAATAATATCGGATATTCGACATCCTTTGGAATCACAGTTTCTATTGTATGCTTTGAAGGGAATATTGACAAATCCAATGGCATTGCAGCACTAGCTGGTGGAGAAATAACAACTGATGTTGAACTTGTAATTGCTATAGTTCCTACAGATGATATGCTTGTAATACCCATTGAATTTGATGTAAAATTACCTGTTGCAGTCATACTAATGTTAGATGTTGTAGTCAGGTTTATTCCATTTTCACCATTTATGGAAGTATTTCCACTATATGAATGGATATCTATATTCCCATTAGATTCATAATGTGATGAATCTACTGACAACTCTGTTATCTTTCCAGATGCTGCTAGATTATAGTCACCGAATATCATGGTATTATAATCACCAGCATTTGATATCAAATTTATATCATTTTGAACTTGTGTAAAAGATGATCCTCCAATGCTTTCGCATTTATCTGTACCTATTTCGAATATCGTTTTCTCAAATGACAGCTCACGTATATTTTTTCCTACCAAATGCAGATCATCTGAAGATTGAATTCTTACTTGCCCTATGGCTGGAGCACTAGACAATTCAGGATTATCATTAACTCCACCCGAATAAATGAAAACACCTTCACCACCGTTAATTCTTACTGTTTTAGAGGCTGTCAGATTTATATCCATATCTGATTTTAAAGATATTCTTCTTGCTGAATATGCATCAATATTACCTGATTTATCTAATTCAACCCAAGCATTTCCGGTATTTGTTCTAATGTATATTCTTTCATTTGTATCATCAAGAAGTATGACATGTCCCGTCGATGAACGTAATTTAACTTTATTATTAAATTGTCTGTCATCCATGATTAATGATGCGAATCCGGGAGATGTTAATCCGAAAGTTTTATTAGTTTTAAATGGTATTCCGAAAGATGACCAATCATATCCATTGCTTCCAACAATAGCTTTATTGAAAGAAAATTGTTGATTCTGTGCAATTTCTTTTTGTTGTTGATCCAAATAAGAAATTTTATCTGGTGTCGGTGGTTGATTCAAAGATTTATCAACCGCAGTCATAGAATACTCGGCTTCTCTAGATTGCCATTCTGGTGATCCATTGTTGCCATTAAATGCCGTTTTAGAATTGCTGTATAATGGTTCTATGGGGTCGCCTGAAGAAGATAATGGTCCTTCTACCGTACCATCCGGTTTCCAATTATATCTGCCATTTCCTAATGTATGAGTTTCTTGTTGATCATACATAGTTCCTATCCAGAATCTGCGACGCAAATCACCGTCTACACAACCCACAAGGACGTTTGCACCCATTTCAGGGATGGCCCAAAAACCATAAGATACGGAACCTGAAGTAGTCTCTCCTTGACGTTCAAACTTATCATTACAAACAGTTCCACCAAAAGGTGAGACATAAACTGCCCATGGCAATAAATGTATTTTAGCTGGATCATCTCCGTGTGCAGGACAAAATACTCGTAATCTACCATTTTGTAGAGGATCATCTGTATCAACTACAACGCCCGCTGTCAATGAAGTGGTTACATGGAAGTAATCACCTTTGTTATCCGTCGAATATCGTTTTTCTAATATATCTAATAATCTATCTTGATCCATCATGTCACGTCATCCGTTCTATATAATTCTAATATTTGATTAAAGAAACTTGAAGTGATACTAGTTTTCACTTTACCCAAATGATAATATCCACTGTAATAATATTTTTTAGGTGTATTTTTATCTAATTTTTCTCCGATGGTGGTAGATGGTTTTATGAAAATGTTCAATTTTGCATACATGGGATAATATTCTGGATACTTATAATAATATGGATTATCGTCATCTTCTGACATAACCTTTATAGGATTGCGGAATAAATCTGACAACAAATATGGATTACCCATGATAGTTATCATTAATTTTGTTGTTTGTGCTAAATTAGTTTTTATAAGATTATCAATATAAACAGGGCCATTAGGTCTTTCCAATCCATAATTTTTTGGATTCGCCATGCCTCTGACACCACTATATGATGTTTTGAAGAATTCTTGTTCTGGATTTCTTTCTAACATAATTTGTTCACGATTGCCATACAAAGCTCTATTGTCTTGACTGTTATTAGGCTGACTTAAAATGCCTAATGAGTTATTTGAAAATAACGACATTCCAACATCAAGAATGTCACGAGTCTTTGATGTTTCTTGATATGAAAATTCTAAAGGTTTATAGGCTCCTTCACCTATTCCCGGTCCAGTGTCAATTGTGCCATTATTTTTAGGAACAACATAACGTGTGATATGAATATCAAATTGATATTTCTCGTCGCATGTTTTTATAGTTGAAATATTACATTTGTAGCTTTTTTGATTGTCAATATCATCTCTAGCATCTTCACCAACTTGATTAGATAATTTCATTAAATTGTTTATGGTTTTTGTAATCATTTTTCCCGGTTTTACTTGGAATGATTTGATTCCACCAATAAGTTGTGATTGGTCATTTTGTTCGAATGGAATGTTTCTATTATCAATTACATAATCATTATACACGTCGTCTAATCTAATATAATAATCTATAGGTAATACACCTTTTGATTTCTTCTGATCATCGGGGATTAATGGATTTACATAATTTTGATTAATAGATGCCATCCATGATGATAATCTTGGTTCTGGCGGTGTTGTAGTATCTTTTAATGCCGATTCAAAACCTTCCATAATATCTTTTAAGGTTAACATCGTTTTGTTATTAGATATGCGTGTGTTTCTATTAGAAGTTAAGCCGCGATATCTGGCATCTGTGTTTATCGTGCGTGTAGTAGCTAACCCGGCACTTGGTTGTAATGGTAATGGTTGATTTCCTGTCGGTAGAGGTTGTCCGTCAAATAATGCAGCTTCTTGTGCTCTACGGTTAACCAATGCTTGATTAACTTTTCCACCACTATTGCAATATAAAGCAAAATCATTTTTAGCTTGATTATAATCACCAGCATTTAAATTGGATAATAATGTAGGATAACTTCCCACATTATAAGTTAAACTGCATAATGCATCATATTGATTTTGGTTTAATGGAACTTTTACATTATTACATACATACGCATTGACCCATTGTAAATCTTCCGTCAAAAATTGTTCTGCTTGTGAATTGTCTATGATGTCACCTTCATTAACTCCACGACGATGACCATATCCAATAGCCCATGCGTTAACATCAAAATACGCTGTCAAACTTAAACCTTCAAAATTTTTGATAATGCTTCTACCATTTTCACTTATTGTTAATGTACATGGATTTGTACCACCAGTAATTGTTGGAGTAGGTGAAATCGGTACTGTGTTAGTAATAGTAACAGTTGGAGTTAATCGTGGAGTATTTGTAGGAACAATATTGGGCGTTGATGGTGGAATATTTAAATTTGATGCTGAAAAATCACTTGGTGAAGAACTATTTTTATGAGTGATAGTCATCTGGAATGTGTTTGAGTAGTTTGGCAAAAGTGCAAAAGTATTATAATCTGCAACATACATTAACGTATAATAATTTAATGGATATTCTTTATTAAATGATTGTGTTAAATTATACATATGGAAAATTAATGGTTTAATAGGAATAATTTGTTCACTATGATCTTTTTTCGTTCCAATAATATAAGTTTTTAATGCAAATATAATATGAGTTTGAGATACATTTAATTTCTTGGCGACTTCAGTTCTTAAAAAATCCTGAAATAATCCAGCTACTTTATCCACAATCGTTATTGATCCTGTCATTGAAGACGTAGAATGATCAAAATACGAATGAAACGTGAATTCGTTATCATGAGAATGAATTATGAATTGATAATCTACAAATTCATTAACGACAACAACGCCATCTTTCCCACACCCAGCACCTTTAACAATTGATCCGGGTTTCCCTACTGTGTAATCTATTTTAGTATTAACTGCATCAGATGTAGTAGTGTAAGCCATCAATATATTTTTGACGGTGTAAGATGAGAAATTTAATATCGGATTTTGAACAGGTTGTTGTGTAGGCATATATTAATCGTTAGTTAAACTGTACATGGCTCTATCATAGGAAGGCAAAACAATAATTTTTCCTGCAGATAATTCTTCGTTAATATCCACTATATTGTTATATTGAAGAACTAACCATTGGTAATCTTCTCTACCATAAATTTCATAGGCTATTTTATCTGGTCTATAAGCATAAAACAAAGTTATTGTGAATTGTATATCTGTGGCCGAATTTTTTTCAAATGGTAATTTTTCCCACCATCCTAGAAAATTTCCTAAATTGTCTGTAGTTCCACCCGCAACCATCCTGCAATATGGTTGTAATAGGGAACTTTTGTTTTCATATAATTTAAATGCCATTTTATATTACCATTCCCAAAGCGTACCAGCTTTATATTGTGTATAATCAAATGATCCTAAATCTTCTGCCGATCTTACTTCTTTTAATTGTAAAGAAACTGTTTGGATAATGGGAACCCATGCTTTTTTATCGGAAGTTTGTATATAATCAACTTCTGATGAATATTCAATATTTAAACCTTGTAACATCACAGGAATACCACGGATTGCAGCACTGTATCCATATAGTCGCAGAGTTTCAGGCTCTGCTCCATGCGATTCTCCAAGATTCAATACGGGCATTCTCCATGCTTTTAATAAACTTATATTTTTAAAATTTAAATCAGCTTCTTGCGGAGTTCTTGAAACTAGTTTTGCGTTTACACCAAAACTTCTTGAAGGACTGCCCATATAGATGCTTATAGATGCTGCAGCACGAGTATCACTAATTTCAGCTATGATCATTGAACCATTTTCAGTTAAATCTGGTGTAATTAAAAAAGTTACATGATCCATTGTATTATTAACACCATTATTCCGAGTTCCTAATGCACCTTGGATAGCATTTAAAGATTCGCCTGATGTTATTCCTCTGCTACCTTCACCTGTTCTTCCTACTAATGAAACTTTCTGCTCATCGGCACCTAACAAATATTGTCTGTCAAAAAAATCGTTTGATGAACTATAGAATGTACTAGGCGGCAAATCTAAAGTTTTTTGAGCTTGATATTTAGGTGTGTTATTGGCGATATCATACATAGTTATATCATGTGAACTGGTACTACCTGAAGATTGAACAGAATTTTTCCATCCTCCTGTAGGATCAGGAATAGAACCATCTTGAAATGCTGATGGTGGTAAATTGAATGAAACGGGACCGGCCATGTAATAATACTCTATTTCTGATATTTATCATTGGAAAATGTTCAATTTTATTGGATTTTTTGGAACATAAATAATCTTACTAATAAAGGTAATATCTATGTTAACTAATGAGAATAATAATCCATTATTAAAAAAATTAAATAAATCAAATACTTTGCCTCCTATGACATATCGACTTCCATCTAAAGGACTTCCATATGAGAATGGTGAATTATCTGATGAAGTAATTGATGGTGAATTTTTAATTTATCCCATGTCTATGTTGGATGAAATATATTTAAAGACTCCAGACATGTTATTTCAAGGCACTGCCATTGAAAAAACTATTAGTAGATGTTGTCCTCAATTATTGAAACCTCTCGATTTATTATCTAAAGACGTGGATTTCGTTCTTACTGCCATGAGACAAGTGTCTTATGGAAACATTCTTAGCGTAGACTTTAAATGTGAATGTGAGAAATCAAAACAAATAGAATTAGAAATTCCTATTTCTGGATTTATTAATACGGCTAAATCGATCACACCAGAAACTTTGAATAATTTAACTTTCGAACTTGAAGGATTTTTAATAAAAGTCAAATATGTAACATTTTCACAAATGTTGGCTTTAAATGCAGTAAATTCTCTAGAAACTCCAGATGAAATATTTGAAACTTTTGTAAAAAATCTTGCTGCAAACATAGAATCCATCGATGAAGTCGATAACGTCGATAACATTTTAGAATTCATTAGAATGCAAACAAGGCATTTTCAACTTGAATTATTGAAAAAAATACAAACTGTTAATGAATGGGGAGTTGATTTTGATTATACGTTCACTTGTAAATGGTGTAATACTAAGCAAACTTATCCAATATCATTGAATCCTACCAGTTTTTTTACAGAACCCTCCGATCAGGAAGTGCTGAAGAAAAGAAGCGCTTAAACCTCGATTTGGAGGAACAAAGACGAACTATGTATAAAAATGGAATTGAGTTGATGTATTTCATGCGCGGTGGCTTGACTAAAGAAGAAATGTTAGACCTTACGCCTTATGAAAGAGAAATAATTTCAGAGTTTATTAAAGAACGTCTTGATATTGAACTTAGTAAAAAACATACTCAACCCATATATTAATATCATGAACATAATAGCAATCGATCCTTCATTAATATGTACTGCTTTAGTGATTAATGATAAAAAATTCATTTACGTACAAGAAAGTAATGTGTTATCAGAAAAAACTGGAAAAATGAAAAAATGGTTTGAATTGTGTTCACCGTTCATTACTTATCGTTACATAAATTATATAAAAGCTTTGATTCATTCTGATCAAGAGATTTATAAGCTTATTCAATATAATGAAATAACTGATTTAATCATATCAGACATAATATCGAATATTAATCCATCTGAAGATACAAAAATAGGTATTGAAGGATATAGCTATTCATCATCTTCAGGACCATTGATTGATCTTGTTACTTTTAGCACTTTATTGAGGTCAAAGTTATATACTAAATTATCTAAAAATATATCAATACTTCCACCTTCAAGTCTTAAACTTGCGGCTGCAAAATTAACCTATCTGCCTATTGTTAAAGGTAAAAAAGTATTAAAGTATGAATATCGAAATGAACAAGGTATTTCAGGTGGAAAATTTAGAAAACCTGAAATGTATAAAGCTTTGATAGACAATCAACAACTGAAAAGTTCATGGGTTGAATTCCTACGGTTACATCATTCGGATATATGTGGTTTGAATACAGTTCCTAAACCTATTGAAGATATGAACGATGCCGTTCTCTTATATGAAATACTAAAATGCAATAAATAGCTTGATAATCGGTATTTTTAAGTATGGCATCAACAAAAGAAATATTTTCAGAAATAAATCAAGCTATAAATTCGGATAATTCATCAAAAAGACCTACAATGTCTTGGATTGCTGGTGTTTTTAAAAAAATACGTGAATTTAATAGAATGGAAAACGCTCTAGAACGTTCTGATGAATTGAATGATGATGTAAGAGAGAACTACATTAATTCTTTGAAACTTCGTGATATTGCTTTAGAAAATGGATTGATGACCCGAGAAATCAAAGACAATGGATTTCCAAAATATGAAGTTACGGATAAAGGTAGTAAATTTCTACAAAATCTGGCTAAACATATTCAATCTTGGAATTCTATTAACGATTTAACCTTTAAACAATTACGCAGTAAATATCAAGAAGGTAAATATTCTGTTGATCAAGAATGGGCTGCATCACTTCCAGAAAATGAACAGGAAGCCTTAAAAATTTATTCACAATTAACTAATAAAGAATTCAGATTTCTTATTGGGTTAAAAATGGATAAAGATCGTAAACAAAGCTATACAAGCCGTATTGAAACTTTAGAAGAAAAGGATTTCGAATCTTATAGTTTATTAAGAGATATTGGTATTATTACTAAAAATAATACTATTAACAATAATGTTGTATCAAATTTATTTTCAACATTATCAAAGTATGACGAAGCTCATTTGCGCTCTTTTAACAAATCCGTAAGCAAAAGTGCCAATGACATATCAGCTAAGAAAGGATTAGCTAGAAACTATCTTAATAAAAGTTTAGATAATACTTCCTCTAGGAGTTCAGATATTGGTATTCGTGCTAGAGAGTTTATAGAAAATTCTAATGATTGTGTTAAATCATGGATCGTATCTTTATCTTCTGGCCGCAATGCTAAATGTGGTCAAGTAGATTTTGAAGAATTGAGATTACAAAATATTATTACATCTACACAATCTAAAGAACTAACCAATTTTGGTAACATTGTCGCCTCAATTATTAAAACTGATCGTGATATGAGTTCATTCAACGATCAAGATACAGTCAATTCTAGAATGCCTATGAATTCTGTACGTGCTAATGATAGACAACGACAACGTTCCAAAATTCAACAAGGACGAGCAACAGAGTTCAATAAACATTTACATAAAGTAAAAGAAAGCAAAAATCTATCCTTCAAAAAATATTTGATAGAATCGAATTAAAACACTTGACAAGGTTGCAGGAACAAGGTTATAATATCTTTAACGCTTTTAATAAAAATCTTTTGCTCTTATTTAAAAAGCACTTATTTTTTCTTTTTCTAAGTACTTTATAGTGCTGGTTAAGTACTGAATTCAATTAACAACTAAAACAGATATTAATATGAACGTAGTGAATATTAATATCTTATTTGTTTTTATAATGAACGTAGTGAATTTAAAAACAAATAATATTATTGCTTTTGCTTTTAATAAAAAGAGCTTTTGCTTTTGCTTTTGCTTTTTTTAAATATAATTACTGGTTTTATTATAAATCACATGATAGCATTTTATAGAATTTTTTCAAGCACTATAATATAAATGAAATTTTGATTTGATAATCGGATGTAAACATGATATAGTTCCAAATCAAATACATTAAGAGCTATATAACATGTCATTAGATATTATACAATATTGGCCGATGGAAGGATATAAGCCAAGAAAATCACAATTGGAAGTTCTCAATTGGATTCAGAATTTGCCTTCGCACATCAAATACATTTTATGTGAAGTTCCTGTTGGTGGTGGTAAATCACCATTAGGAATCAATTACAGTGCATATCTAGCTAATTCATTAGGTAGTTCATTTATTTTAACACCACAAAAAATATTACAAAAGCAATATCAAGATTCATTTGATAGAAGTCGTCTATTTTCGCTTTATGGAAAAAGCAATTATACATGTGTTCCGAAAGACACAAATTGCGATATCGGATCAGATATAAAACCTAAATGTGCTCAATGTCCACATAGAGATGCTATGGCTACAATGAAGCATTCACCTAATATAGTACTTAATTACACATTAGCATTACTTCTTTTTATGCTCAGCCCTGAACTTTCGCTTGGAAAACGGGAATTATTAGTATTTGATGAATGTCATCAATTGGAAAATCATCTTACCGAATTTAAAGCACTTCAAATAGGTGATAAGAGATGTAGACAATTTAAAGTAAAATCTATTTCACCTAAGAATGAATATGAGGCAATGGATTGGATTGAAAACACCTATTTTCCAGCTGTCAAGCATGAATATAACATTCTAAAATCTGTTGTAGATGAAATCATGAATCGATATGAACGCAATGAAGCTATGGATAAAGCGGATGCAGATGTAATTGGTAAGCTTAAAGATATCGTAAAACATATGGACGTGATAAACCACTATATAAAATTAACCAGAGATGAGTTAATTGATAATTATGCATTAATTAGAGAGAAAACCTTTTTCAAGTTCAAACCTCTTTATGGAAAAGATATATTCCATGAATATTGCAAACCCATGGCCAATAAGTTCTTGTTCATGTCATCTACTATATTGGATAAAGATGCTTATTGTCATGATTTAGGCATTCCACCTAATGAAGCTGCTTTCATTTCTATCGATTCTGAATTTCCTATTGACAATAGACCAGTATTTTATTCTCCTGCCATGAAAATGACATACGGATGGGATAAGGATGATAAAAAACAATCACGTAAAAAGATGATCGAAAAAATAATCGAAATATGCAAAACACATGTTGATGATTGTGGTATTATTCACACTGGCAGTTTCAATGTTGCAAGTTGGTTATCTAAAGAATTAGAAGGAAAAATATCTCAACGCATAATGCATCATAATCCAGATTCTGATTATACTCGGGATCAAGTTATTGACGAATTTACAAATAATGAAAACAATGAAAAATTATTACTCATTAGTCCAAGTATTACAGAAGGACTTGATCTTAAAGAGGACAAAGGTCGCTTTAACATTATTTCTAAAATACCTTTCCCGAACTTATCCGATAATTGGATTAAACGAAGAATGGAATTATCAAAAGAGTGGTACACAAGACAAGCCATGTTGGGTGTAATACAGGCAACTGGCAGAACGACTAGAACGATAGAGGATTGGAGTTACACCTATATACTAGATCAATCATTTGATATGTTATTGAAAATGTACTATAAACATACTCCAAAATGGTTCAAGGATTCTATTATCAGATGAAAACGTTAAACAAGGCTGCAATTTTCGGTGATTTACATGTAGGGGCCAAAAATGGTTCTATTCAATACAATGAAGATTGTTTAGAATATATTACATGGTTTTGCAACAATGTAAAAAATGATTCAACAATTGATCACATTGTTGATGTCGGAGATTTCTTCGATGATAGAGCAAAATTATCAACATTTACTTTGGATTATGGTTATCGAATATCAAAAATGATCGACGATTTAAATCTTCCATTTTATCGCTTGTTGGGAAACCATTCATTAGGACAGAGAAATAATCGAGATGTTCATAACATGATTAGTTTTTCAACAATGAAAAACACGACTTTAATTGAAGAAATTACAATCATGAAACATTTTGGTAAAAAGGGAGCAGTTTTAGCCCCATATTTGTTTAAAGATGAGTATCCTGAAATGCTCAAGTATGTTGAATATCCATACGCTTACATGCATGCAGAATTCAATGGATTTGTTATAACAGGTGATTCTATTCTGTGTGAAAATGGAGTAGATCATTCAACTTATAAACAATTCAAACGGATCATTACTGGACATTTTCATCGTCGTGATGAGAAAGATAATGTTACTTACATTGGAAATACCTTTCCAACAAACTTTGCAGATGCTAATGATTCTAAGCGTGGTATGGCAACTCTTGAATATGACACAAATAAAATTACATTTATTGATTGGTCTGAATGTCCTACTTATATTAGAACAAAACTATCTAAAATATTAGAATCACCTAAAGATATATTAAAATCGAAGGCTACGGTACAATGTCTGGTGGATATCGATTTGACACATGAAGAGTCTATCGAATTGAAATCTAATTTAATAAAAAAGTATAATTTGCGTGAATTAACTTTAGATGAAGGGTTTAATATGAACAAAAATTTGGATGGAGATACAGAAGTTGATGATGAACTCGTCTTAGAATCTCTTGATACAATAATTAAAGAAAAATTAAAAACAGTATCTGTTGAAAAAATCAAAACGGATACATTAATAAAACTATATGATGATTTGAAGTTATGAAAACGCCTATTAAATTTATATCATTATCGTTAAGAAATTTTCAATCATATGGTAATAATAAAACTACAATATCTCTTGATTTTTCAGACCCTACTCTTATCATTGGTCGAAATCTTGATGCCATGGTTAATGGTCAAATAGATTCAAATGGTTCAGGTAAAACCACACTCATTAATGCTTTGTCATGGGTATTATACGATAAACCCATATCGAAAATATCACAAGATCGGTTAATTAATAATATTAATAAGAAAAATTTGGAAGTAACATTAATCTTCGAAAAAGATGAAAAATATTATAAAATAATTCGTTATAGAAAAAACAAAACACTTGGCGATAATGGTGCAAAAGTATATCAATCTGATACATTAGATTTTTCTGATAATGATATTGCACGAGACAGCATTGCTAACATTAATACACAAATAGAAGAAATTGTTGGAATTCCTTATGATATATTCACCAGAATTGTCATTTATAGTGCACGTAACGAACCATTTTTTTCATTGCCAGTAACATCAACATCCGGCAAGTCAAATCAATCTGACATTATGGAAGAACTTTGTGGTATTACAGAAATAAGTGCCAAGGGTGAATTATTAAATAAAACTCTGAAAGAAGATAAGAAAGAATTAGAATCGCTATTAAGAATTGAAGAACAAATTACACAACAAAAAGAACAATATAAAGACAAATTAAAGCTATTGGAATCTCGGGTAAAATCATGGGATGAAAATCAATTAGAAAATATAAAAATTGCTTCCAATAAAATTGATGAATATAAAAATATTGATTTTGATTTTCAGAGAGAATGTATTAATCATTTTAATAAACTAAACAAATCATTAGAAAAAATTCAAAACACCATTTCTATCAAAACACATGAAGCATCTACATTAAAATCAAAATTATCGTCTGCTCAAACGTGGCAAGAGAATCATGATAAGGCTATTGAAAAACTTATAGAATCTATTACCACTTATGAAGGAATATCTTTCGACAAAGAGTTGGAATATCTAAATCAATATGATGTAATCAACGATGATATAAAAACTTATCGCCAAAGTGTTGAAGAGAAAACCAAAAAAATAGCAGACAACAGTAAAAAGATGTCTAAGAATACAACAGAGATAGAACATTTGCAGGATAACAGATGCCCATACTGTTTACAGAAATTTGTTAATGTTCAAGAAAAATTGGATAGTCTTGAAAAAGAATCTGGTGATTTATACACACAAAATGTAAATTTGGAAAAAGAAACAAATAAAATTATAAGATTAATTGAAGATTTAAAAGATGAGAAATCTAAATTGATAGATATGATGAAATATTCGTCTATTACTGAACTCAAAAATGTCGAAAATCAATTTAATGCTTTAACCAAAGAATTAGAAGTTTATCAGAATCAATCAAATCCATATGAGGATGTTGACACAAATCAAATAATATCAGAAATAACAAAATATGATGATGAATTGAATAGACTACAAACATCTAAAACATCTACAATAGAAAAAATTAACATCGTTAAAGCTGAAATGAAATATACATCGGAAACTTCATTAGCAAACGATTATAATGCTATGTCTAATCTTTTTGAAAAAATAGAAAAGTTGAAAATAGAAGTAAATCCACATTTAGAAACATTAAATGACATCAATCAAATAAAATTTGATAGTGAAAACTCTAAGAAAATAGACAGCCTAGAAGATATTATCTTACATAAAACGTTTCTTTATAAGTTATTGACTAAGAAAGATTCATTCATCCGTAAATCATTATTAAATAGAAGTCTACCATATCTTAACAAACAACTTAAGAAATATTTGAGTGAATTAGGCATGCCACATAAAGTAGAATTCACAGAAGATTTGACCGCTTCTATTAGTCAATTCGGTAATGTTTTGGATTTTGATAATTTATCTTCTGGTCAACAAGCCAGAGTTAATTTAGCATTATCGTTCTCTTTTAGAGATGTCTTACAATTACGATATGGAAAAATTGGTTTCTGTATTCTTGATGAATGTTTAGATGTCGGATTAGGTTCGGTCGGTGTGCAGATGGCAGCTAAAATGATAAAGAAGATAGCAACATCTGAAAAATTATCCATGTTCATTATTTCTCATAGAGACGAAATAACTAATCTATTTCCAAATATTATGGAAATAGAGTTAGATAAAGGGTTTTCAAGAATATTAGATTCTAAATTATCATCAAGCGCTGTAGAATTAATCTGATTCTACAGCGCTTTCAGTATTATCCAGATCATTATCAAAAATGGTTTCTTGGACATAATCATTACTGGTCATGTTATCACTAAAGTCATCATGTCCATTTCTGTCCAAGAATGAGAATGATGCATTTTCACCATGTGAAATTAATATTTCATCTCTAATATCACGTTGCTTTCTTTCGGAATTATCAAACTGGAAGAAAGCATGCTTTATGGTTTGAGTAAAATATGCGAAAGGGTTGTTACTTTTCGTACAATCAAAACCTTTCCAAACTTTCACTATAGTTAATAGGGCAAAAGATTGCATGTCATCATTATAGGTATAATTAGCAAAACGTCCTTTCATAGCAAACCTATGAGTTAATAACATTAACATTTTCGTTAAATTATCAGTCATTTTATTCTGAGCATTACTAATTTCTAATTCTTTTAAAAGGTCTGCATTGTTAATATAATTTTTTTTCTTTTTGGGTTTAACTTCGGATGCCATATGTTATTACCTTTATATTTTATAACATAAAGAAATTTAACATAAATTAAATAATAATGTCAAGTTATTTTAAAATATTTGTCAAGATAAATATCGTATATATTTCGGACACTTAGTTAATTATGGCTATAACACAACAAGATGCACAAATGTTAGCTGATGCTATCGTTAAATCATTAAAAGGTAACAGTCAATATCAATCCAGTAATAGTGCTTTTGCTTCATATAAAAGTGATTCCAAACTTGATATTAAACAGTTAGAACAAATCGTAAAAAATAATGGTGATATAGCTAAACAATTTGGAACCATGTTAAGAAATCTTACTCAACGTGGTACAGCATTGGAAGGGGTGTATAAAGAATTAGAAAAATTAACTAGAAATCAATCCGAAACTACACGTAAATCCGCTTTAGCATTTGCTGACCTATTAGAAGTTGTTCGCAAAGGTGCAAAAGGAGCGGGTGACGAATATGATAAAATGATAGCCACATTAAAGTTCGTCAATGCTACTACTACACAAGTTGTAGCTAATATGAAAGATATGGGAAAAACTTTATCAAATTTTGATGCCTTAACAGCTAAATCAGCAAAAATGACAGCTGAAAAAACTGAACGAGAAGCTCAATATATAAAGAAAATAGCTGAAGCTCAAGATGAACTGGATAATGTTAGAAAAAATAAAAAATCTACAGTAACTGCAAAAACAAATCTAAAAAAAGCACAAGATGATTTTGATGATTTTTTGATATTTCATAGTAAGAATAATAAAATATTAGATGAAACTAATAAATCGTTGAATGAGGTATCAGCACAATTTGATAATATTATAGAAACTCTTGAGGATTATAATAAAATTACTGATGTATTGACTGATGAAGAAATGCAACAAGTCAAAAATATCAAAGCTTTAAATGCTGAACAACGTAAAATATTATTAGATAAAGTCAACACTAAAGTAGGAGAAAGTGCTAAAGGATTACATCTTAGTATGAATGGTGCTGCTTCTGGTATAACTAAAAGTGCTGATAAAATGGGTAATGCGTTTTCAAAAGCCGGTGAATATAGCTTAAAATTTGGTAAATTATTAGTTAACTTAATTCCGGGTCTAGTTTCAGACATGCAATCTAGATTAAGATTTAATGTAAACACCACAGGATATTTGTCAGGCATTGCGCATGGATTTTCAGAACAAGAACGTGCAGAGATTATAGGCACTAATCGTATTGGGTTACGAGGTTTAGGCGCAGGTAATGCAGAACTAGGATTCTCTAATACAAGAGAATTACAGAATACGGCACACATATTTGGTGCTATAGGTGCCGAAGCAATCCAAAAAGCATTAGCATATCAACAAACTGGTATAGGCATGGGCATCAGTACAAGTAATGCGACTGGTACAATGACTCAAATGAAGTTCATGCACAAATTCTCGGAACAAGTTGGCATGACTGATGATCAGCTAAAAGATTTTTATGATAGTTTAACTGCTATGGGCGAAATGTCTAATGAAGTCCAATCATTACAGAATAAATCGGAAGAAGAACGTCAAAAAATTGTTAATAATGAAATAGCACAACGTACAAAGTTGAATACTGTTTTGGGTATGAGTATAGAACAACAAAAACAGGCTGCACAAGCTATAGTGAATTCTAAATTTAGTACTATTGAAAGTAGTATTAAAGCTCAAGTAAGCATGCAAATGTATATACAACAATTTAATAAGGCTAATCCTAATAATAGAATTGATTCACGGACTGCGAAAATTTTACAAAATACTGCTAATGCTGCAGGAACAACTGATCTTGTACAAATGCAAGGAATTATTGGAAAAAATACTGGTTTATCGGAGAGTGAAAGACAAAGAATTGCAAAGACTTTGACAGATATTTACGTTTCTGACAATAATAGAATTAAATCAGCACAAGATGCATTTATAGCTAGTGGAAACACTACGGGAAGAGCCGCTTCAGCATACCAGAATCAGCAAGTAGTTACTCAACTTCAAAGTGCTTTGGGAAGTAATAGAGCACAAAATGCTATAGAAGCTACAATAGAAGCTACACGAGCAAAAGCCATAGGACCGAACGCCGTAGGAAAGGAATCATTCGATTCAATATGGGGAGCGGCAGAAAAAGTTGGTAATGGTTTATCTAAATTGGATGAAGCTGTATTGCGTACTACTGAAGTATTTACAGGATTGAATAAATCATTTGGTGGTGGAGCTTCTGGATTATTGAGTGGAATTGTTTCTAACGCTTTTGGATACCTTGCAGGAAAAGGAATTATAAAAGTAGGTGGATCAATTCTAGGTAGAGTAGCTGGAGGGACTGCTGGAGCCGCTGCAGAAGGTGGAATGTTAGCTTCAGCAACTTCATTATTAAAATTAGCATTACCCGCAATAACGGTAACAGCTGCAGCTGTTGCTGGAACATTAGCAGGTAGATTTATTTACAGTAAAATGGAAAATAATATTACTGGACGAGTTGCAGGTTTTCAAGTTGCAAGCATAATGGCTGAATTGGGAAATGAAAAAGCACAACAAGCAATAAAACAAGATATAATAAGCGGCCAAGTACAAAAAACGGGTGACACTAGACGAGCACAATTAAAAGCTGTAATTGATGCACAGAAATTGGCTGGAACTACACGTTCTGATACTGATATTCAAAAAGCAATTGGATTAACTAAACAATACAAATCATTATATAATGTAAACATATCCAGTGAATATGCACATTACTCGGACACGTTGAAAGCAGCTACTTATTCGCCAAATCAAGCTATTGCACAATCTGCGAAGGAACAACTGGCTGCTATGAGTAGTAGTGAAACTCAACAACAACAGAATACTAATGCATTATTAAAAGCTACTCAAGAGACAGCTAATAATACGAAAGTTACTGCTGATAAAGCCAAAGATGATAAAAATAAAGATATGAATAATGCTGCGACAACGGACTCTGCCTATGTTGCCCACTTGAGACAACTTGCAGCATCTAATTATAGTTTCTAACAATACCTCTAAAATTGGATAAATACCATGATGAATAAGAGAACGTAGTATGGAAATACCTGATGCGAATCATGGCAAATTAGTAAAATTCTATAAAATAATTACGCCTGAATCTGCACGTACAAGTGTGGAAAGTAGTCAAGATATTCTTGGTGATCATGGCTTGTATGGTAATTATAGTTGGGTCCATAAACTATTACAAGGTAGCACTGTAAGGTTACAACGTTATCGCGAATTCGATATGATGGATGAAGATACTGATGTTAATAGAGCATTAGATATCATTACTGAAGAAATTGTAGGTAATAATCCAAAAGCTGAATTACCCATGTCTATAAAGATTACTGCAGGAGAAGAACAACAAATCTCTAGCAGAGTCCTTGTAACTTTAAATGCAGCATTAAAAACATGGTGCAACATACATCGATGGAATCGAAGATTATTTCATACAGTTCGTAATACCATTAAATATGGAGATTCATTCTTTTTCAGAAATAAAAGCGTAAATCTTCCATTTATTTTTTGTCATCCAAAGAATGTTGTGGGGGCCATTGTATTAAAAGATGATGTGACAGATGTAAAAGGTTGGCAGATTAGATCAGATTATAAAAAAGCTACACAAAATGTCAATTATACATTAACTTCAACTGCCGAATCATATAACATTGAAAACTATTCAACAGCTGAAATTGTTCGATTTGGTTTGCATGATGATATGAGTGATGAAGCTCCTTTCTCACGATCAGTGCTTACTGCTGCATATAAAGTTTTTAAACAAAAACAAATGTTGGAAGACTCAATTTTAATCTACAGAATCTCTCGTGCTCCCGAAAAGCGAGTATTTAAGATAGAATTAGGAAATACGCCACCACATTTACGTGCTCAAATTCTAGAAAATGCTAAAAATGAAATAAAACAAAGAAAAATCCCATCGTTCAGTGGTGGTGGTAATGGTGAACAAATGGATTCAATTTACTCACCGATTTCACAAAATGAAGATTTTTTCTTTTCTATGAAAAATGGTGCCGGTTCCACGGTTGAAACCCTTCCCGGTGGAACATTAGGCAATGGTGAAGATGCTAACTTACAATACTTTTACCATAAAATGTGGAGAGCATTACGTATTCCACAATCTTATATGGATAATAGTACCGAAGGTGGTTCAATATTTAATGATGGAAAAGTTGGCATCGCTTATCAACAAGAAATAAAATTTACATTATATATTGAATCTTTACAAGTTCATTTCGAAGATGTATTAGATAGAGAGTTTAAAAAATTCTTATTAGATCAAAATATAAATTTCGATCCCACAATATTCAGAGTAGTTTTGCCAGAACCATCGAATTATAAACAATCTCGTGAAAATGAAATAGACCAAGCTTTGGTAAGTCTTGCTACTAATGCTATGGGTATTGATTGGCTTTCTCGTCGTTTCATTGGAACGAAATATTTACAACTAACTAAGAATGAAATGATATTGAATGACCGTATGAAAAGAGAAGAATTGGGTCTTGATCCAAACGGTGGCATCAGAGATATGGCTAAAGTATATTCTCCCGAAAATGCTGATTCTGGAGGATTTGACGGTGGATTAACTTCAGGTGGTGGTAATCTTGGAACTGATGTCGGTCCTATTGGATTAGGTAATGAACCTGATGAAGAATTAGGTGGAGAAGAATTTAATGCTGAAGAAGAATTAAATAAACCCGTAGGTAATGAAAATAAATCTACAACTCCTGAAGCTAAACCAAATGAAACGTCAAAAACACCTGAAAATGTATAATAAATTTAAATACAAATAAATACTAACAATAGGAATTGAGATGAACGCAAAAGAATATTTAAAACAGTTTGTACAAGCTATAGTCAACGGTAATAACGATGAAGCTAAGGTTGCACACAAACAATATACAGAATTGAAATCTAAAGAAATTTTCAAGAATAATGTCACTGAAGCTAAATTGACTCCGGGGTATTCCGATTATGCTATTGATAGAAGCGATGATGGTGATCAAATAACCAACAGGCAGCGTGGAATAAATTATGAAACAGATGATTCTCCAATGAAATTCGAAGTTTCATTTTTTCACCCTGATAGAGATAATGAAGGACGCGATACAACATATCCAGCCACAGAAATAGATAAAAAATACACTAAACAATTTGCGACCATGCGCCAAGCTGAAAAATATCTCAATTCTCCTTATGTATTAGATATGATTAAAAATTATAGAAAAGCAAACCAAAGTATTCGTCCTAGTGAAAATGATATAGGATCGGTTAACTACAATCCTGAAACTAATTTGGTAGGATATATAAATCAAATTAATTTAACGAAAGCTGGGCAAGCTGATTTTGATGAAGTTCAATCGGAAAGATTCTATTGAAAATCCTTGACGTTTTACCATCATTAGATGAAAAATTTGATCCTTCTAACAGAGATTATATCAAAACCACTGTTCCTGTAAAAAATGTTATAGGTGCTAAGTTACCAAATGCGTTTGATAGCACATATCATAAACCAGTAGTTTATAGAAACGGCGATTCAGTAGATGACGAAATCGGTTTAACCTTTGATAGTCACGATTATGACAAGGATGTGAACATATCCAAGGATGGTATCCATTCCAAGAAAAGTAGAAAGAAGAAGTTAGACAATGAAGATGAATAAATGTTTTAAAGATTACATAAATTCTATTAAGGGTTCTCCATATTTTTATTTGGAATCTAATACAGATGATTTCAAAGAAGCTGAAAAGGAAGCTGGAATAGATAAAACGCAAGATGAAAAAGATGAACAAAATAGCAAGTCTTTATTACAATATTTGCTAAATATTTCAGCTACCCACCAATAATGAGGAAATTATAAATGAGTATGAAAAAGTTTTTAGAAGAATTCTTTGACGCGGTTGTTCAAAAGAATGATGAAGCTGCAGCTGCAGCGTTTGATGCATACGCTCCTGCAAAAGTTGTTGCTATGATTAAAAGCGTTAAAGAAGCCGAATCACCTATTAAATTAAAAGGTGATGATGTCTATGTTAACGGAAAAAAGGTTGGATGCCTTAAACATGATGTTGATAAAGATGAAAATCTAGAGTTCATCCCAGATCAAGGTAAGAAAGCTAAATTCGCCAAACTTCCCGATTTGTATGCTCATTTGAGCAAAGAATATAAGTTAACCGAAGCCAAAGAAGAAAAACAACTTTGGGGACTTTATTGTGGCAAAAGAGGTTCTGGTAAACTTGGATTAGAATTTTCAGGTACTAAGAAAGAATGTGAAGAAGAAAAACATTCTTATAAAGAAGATGATGCAAATAAAGATTACGTTTATAAAATCGTAAGAATTAATGATAATTCTCCACAGACTATTAAAGAATCTGTGAAGGACTTTGAATCAGAAGTTCAGAGTCTTGCACCACGCTTAAAACTTAAGAAATTGGATGCATTCACTGATGATGAAGGTGAAGGTCTTGATGCTGATGGGGACCATGATGGTCCAGAAGATGCTAAAGAATGTGATGAAATTCGTCAGAAGCCTTTGAAGGATTTAATCAAAAAGGTTAAAGATGGTGGTCGTGAAACTAAGGTGAAAGGTTAATAGTAATGGAACTTCTAATTGAAACATATACTGCAGATGAAGCCAATGTTATTACAGAATCGGTTAATGATGGTAAGGAAATTTATTTAAGTGGTAGATTTTTATCCGGTAATTTAAAAAATCGTAATGGTAGAATTTATCCAGTAAATGAAATTATGCAAGCTGTTACATCATTGAACGAAGGTATTAACCAACATGGTTCTATTGCTGGTGAATTAGATCACCCTGCTGATAGGTTAACTACTGAACTTAAATATGCTTCACATGTTATTACAGAAATCCATATGGACGGTGATAATGCAGTGGGAAAAATGAAAATTATGAACACTCCTAATGGACTTGTAGTGAAGGAACTGATTAGAAATGGTTTTAGACCTGACGTATCAAGCCGCGGGGCAGGAAATGTAAATCAAGATGGTATTGTTGAAGGATTTATTATTCAAACAATTGACATTGTAAATCAAGCATCTGGCATTGGATGTAGTCCGATATCAGTTTATGAAGCAATTCAAGATAATAAATTTGGTCGCAGATCAATATCGTTAGCCGAAGCATTACTTGAAGATAAAGATGCTCAGAAATACTTCATTGTTGAGGTTAAAAAATTTATGAATTCTTTAAAATTTTAAAATGATATTTTAAAAAATTGATCTATAATAAAAAATGCTCTATAATTATAGAGCATTTTTTATTGGATAATTTATATGCTTTTAAATGAATTAAAAGAACTATTGATGAAACCAAGGTGGCAAACATCATTTGCTAAATCTTCTAGACCGATAGTGACAGAAGCTAAAATGTTGATGGTAGAATTGACCAATTTTTTACCTCAAAACGCATCGTATTCTCAACGTGCTTGGCATATACTTAATGATACCGACGAAATACCAAATTGCATTGAATGTGGTAAAGTTACACATTGGGGAAGTTGGAACTCTAGGACAACTTATTCTACATTTTGCTCTGATATATGTGCTAAAAATTCACCATTAACCAAAGAGAAGCGGCGTCAAACTGTATTAAAAAAATATGGTACAGAATATGTAACGCAATCTAAAGTTTTTAAAGAAAAATCCGAAGCTACTAATTTAAAGCGATATGGTACAAAAAGTTCATTATCAAACGAAGATGTTCGCAATAAAATAAAAATTTCTAATTTAGAGAAATATGGTTCAGAAAATCCTTTCGGTTCAGATGAAATTAAGAACAAGATAAAAAATACCATGATCGAAAAATATGGAGTAGACAATGCACGCCATATTTCAGGAATGTCTGATAAGATTAAAAAATTGAACATTAAAAAATATGGAGTAACACATCCATCTAAACTGGAATCAGTTAAAAATAAAAATAAAGAGACAAATTTAGCTAAGTATGGCAAAAATCATATGCAGCAACATATATCAGATGATGCATTAACATTATTAAATGATGCATCGTGGTTAACCGATCAACATCATAACCAAAAAAAAACTATTACTGAAATAGCAGAATTTTTAGGAATATATGATACTACCTTAAACAGTTATTTTAAAAAATATAATATCGAAACTAAACATTTTTTCACATCGGCACCCGAAAAACATATATGTGAATTTCTAAGTACATTTAACATAAAATATATACAAAATTGCAGAAATGTAATATTTCCATATGAACTTGACATTTATTTACCGTCTCACAATTTAGCTATTGAATATTGTGGATTATATTGGCATTCAGAGATTCGAATACCTAAAAATTACCATAAAAATAAATATATGTTATGTAAAGAAAAAGGAATAAGACTTATTCAGATTTTTGAACACGAATGGCTTCAGAATAAAGAAATTGTGAAATCGAAAATATTGAATGTATTAAAAATATCAAATGTGCAAAAAATTTTTGCACGCAAAACTATCATAAAAACTGTTGAATCACAAATTAAAACAAATTTCTTTAATCAATATCATATCCAAGGAAATGGATCGAGTTCTATCAATTACGGATTAACATATGGAAATGAATTAGTAGCTGTTATAGGATTTATTAAAAATCATGACGGTTCATTTACATTGAACAGATATGCAACATCGTGTCGTGTTGTTGGCGGGTTTAGCAAACTTTTGACACATTTTGAAAAACAATATAATACGCCTAAAATCATAACTTTTGCTGACTTACGATGGAGTGAAGGTAGTTTATATTACAATAACGGATTTATATTAGATAAAGAATTAAATCCTGATTATTGTTGGACGACTGGTAAAAAAATATTTCACAAATTTAATTTTAGACATGCAGGTATGAAAAATAAATTAAAAAATTATAATCCATCTTTATCGGAAACTGAAAACATGCATAATCATCATTATTATAGATTATATGATTGTGGTAAACTGCGATTTGTAAAAAACAAAACATCTTAAATTTGTCTTGAATATTTGAATGATTTGATAAAACCCAAGAAATAAAAAAGTCTACATATGCAGACTTTTTTATTTCAAATTGACGAATTATTTTTTAATCTAACTCAACATCGAAATCTGGTTCATTAATATCATCATCTGACATACTTGAACGTGATAGTTCTTGACGCTTAGATTGATCTAATTGTCTACGTTCTGTACTACCATACTTGACAGCTAATCGCAGAGCTTCCTCACCTGTTTCTGTAGCTTCTAGACTCATACCATTCACTAATCCAAGGTCTACAAGTCTATCAACAGCATCTTGTGATGCTTGTGATGCAATGTCATAGTCAAAACGATGATCAACTATTTTTTTCAATAATCCAATTTGCAAAGGTGATAACTGTCTATAAGCTATCATTGGACTAACTTCTTCTTTCAATATATCTAAAATTTTCATTTATGAATTCCGTTATTGTAACTATTATTTATCACTTGCAATTTAAAATCAAGCCAAATAATCGATAAAAGTTTTAGACTTGACTTCATCTTTAATGATGATACCATTAATAGTATGGAAAATTTGATAATTACTCTGAATAAACCTAATAGATGTTGTGGAAGTACAACAGTTATACAAGAACTGTTGTTAAAAAGATTTAATCCAGAAATGACATATATTATAATTTCAAAAAATCAACGGCATTCTAAAACATTTATAGAAGAAATATCATATAAATGTACTATACGAGGGAAAAATATTAATCACAATCTATGGAAACCGTATTCATATAATAACATCACAATGGATCGGTTACGCGGTTATAGAAATTTAGTAATAATATTAGTGGATTATTCAAACATGTGCAAATTTGATTTACATGAATTAACTTGCATTGTAAAGAATTCTGTAATAATTATAGAAAATGATTCCACATTAATTTAACATAAGGAAAAATTATGACTTGTATTATAGCACATGTAAAAAATGGTGTAGGTTACATGGCAGGAGACTACTTAGCCAGTAATTCTCATATGAAAGTAGATAGAAAGGATGATAAAGTTTTTGAAAAACATGACATGTTATTTGGATTTACTTCATCGTATAGAATGGGACAAATATTGAAATATTGTTTCGAACCGCCCAAGAATGAACCAAAGTTAACTGACCATGGCTATATGGTTAAATTATTCATCCCAGAACTGATTAAGGTGTATAATGATAATTCTTATGGAATGAAAACAACGAAGGGTGATGCAGTTGGTGGAACGTTTTTAGTGATCAGAAATGGAAAAATATTCTGTATTGAAGGAGATTTTCAAGTTGGTGAATATAAAGACAATATATGGACTTGTGGTTCAGGATATGAAGTAGCTTATGGAGCTATGAAAGCTTTTGAATACTCAGATTTTTCTCCTGAAGAAAAATTGAGAAAATCAATTACAATAACTTCGGAAATTATTGGCTCTGTAGGGAAGAGATGTAAAATTATAAAAAAGGATTTTCAAAAATGATTTATAGTTTTCAATGCAATACCAAAAAATGTTCAAATTATCATAAAATTGAAGATAGATTAATCAGAATGGATGATGTCGATAAACAAACATGTAAAGATTGTGGTAAATTAATGGATCAAGTTGATACATTTTGTACATCGTTTATTCTAAAAGGAAAATTTCACTAATGGAATATAGAACTAGAAAATTAATCAAACACGAAGATTTGAATCCTAGTGGAACACTATTTGGTGGCCGAGCATTAGAAATGTGTGATGAAGAGATGGCAATATTCGTATCATGTGTTTTAAATAATCCTAAGCATGTTGTTACAAAGTTTATGAGTGCAATCAATTTTAAAGCACCCGCACATTTAGGAGATATTATTGAAATTGGAACCAATTTAATAAAATTCGGAACTACATCAGTAACAATATCATGTTCATTACGAAACAAAACTACTTTACAAGAAATTTTAACTATTGATGAATGTGTATTTGTAAATTTGGATGAAAATGGTAAACCATTAGCACATGGATATGGTCAACATTCAATTCAAAATGAAATTTTTTAAATTAATATGAAACTTTATTATACCGGAGTCGGCTCAAGAACTATTCCAATTGATGTTGCACATCAAATGACACATATTGCACATATACTACAGGAAATGTATACATTACGATCTGGAGCAGCATCAGGTTCGGATGAGAGTTTTGAATTAGGATGCACAAATAATAATAAGGAAATATACATTCCATGGAAAGGATTTAATCATAATGACTCAAAGCTTTATTATCAATCTGATATAGCATTTGATATAGCATCACAATATCATCCGAATTGGAAAAATTTAAAAGACTCTGTTAAGAAACTACATGCTAGAAATGTTCATCAAGTTCTTGGATTAGATTGTTCAACGCCATCATCTTTTTTAATTTGTTATACACAAGATGGATGTGAAAGTCATAAATCTAGAACTAGAAATACAGGTGGAACAGGACAAGCTATATCAATAGCATCAGAACATGGAATAGAAATAATAAACATGAAAAACTTATTATGGAAAGAACGATTTGAAGATATTACGGGTATAATTATATGAAGAAACATTATGACGAAATGATGAAACGATATGATGAAGTAATGAAATGTTTTGACCACATCATGAACATGTTTCCAAAAATTACAACAAATTTTATTTTTGATTCATTTAAAAAAATTGAAAAGAATGAAAAAATTGACAAAGGAAAGGTAAAACAAGTAATTATCATTAGAAAAGATTTGAACATGACTAAAGGGAAAATGTGTGCTCAAACAAGTCATGCAAGTTTAGGTGTTATTTTGAATTTAATGGAAAATAAAACCAAATCATCAGATATAGGAAATCCCAACAAATTCTTTAAACAAAAGATATTGACATATTCTAATGACAGTGCATTGGACATATGGCTTAATGATAAATTTACTAAAATATGTGTCTATGTTAATTCTGAACAAGAATTATTAGATTTACAAAAACGTGCTGAAAAAGCTGGTCTTATAAATTGTTTAATAAAAGATGCAGGAGATACTATGTTTCACGGTGTTCCTACTTTCACAACTCTAGCAATAGGTCCAGCATATTCATCAGAAATCGACCCGATTACGAAAAGTTTACCATTGCTTTAAATATATTGTATAAATAAATTTAAAGCTTGACAGTTGTAAGAATTACAGTAATAATGTATTCAAATATTAACGAGGCTATATATCACTATGTCAACATTAGCAAATAATTTCAAAGATTCATTCTTATCAAAGAAACAAGAAGAATATTCAATCGAAGAATATTTGGAGTTATGTAAAACTAATAAAGATTATTATGCCAATGCTGCTGAACGTATGTTAAAGGCTATTGGAGAACCAATTCTAGTAGACACTGCTAATGATTCTAGATTATCTCGCATTTTTTCTAATCGTAAAATAAAAGTTTATCCAGCTTTCAAAGATTTTTATGGTATGGAAGATGTAATAGAGAACATTGTAAATCATTTTAAACATGCTGCGCAAAATCTTGAAGAATCTAAACAAATTCTCTATCTTCTTGGTCCTGTTGGCGGTGGTAAATCTAGCTTGGCTGAAAAATTGAAAAAATTGATGGAAAAAGAACCTATATACGTCCTTAAAGCTAATAATCAATTATCACCCATTTTCGAATCTCCATTGGGACTATTTTTCGAAGATAAATATGCAGATATATTAGAAGAAAAATATAACATTCCTAAGCGATATTTGAAAGTAACTGCATCTCCATGGGCCATTAAACGTCTAAATGAATTTGATGGAGATTTATCAAAGTTCTCTGTAGTTAAAATATATCCATCTATTCTCAATCAAATTGCTGTCTCTAAAGCTGAACCGGGTGATGATAATAATTCAGATATTGCCGTGCTTGTAGGTTCAGTTAATATTAATAAACTTCAAAAATATGGAGAAGATGATCCCGATGCTTATGGATTTACTGGATCATTGAATATTGCTACTCAAGGCATTATGGAGTTCGTTGAAATGTTCAAAGCTCCGTTGAAGATGTTGAATCCATTATTAACAGCTACTCAAGAGCGTAATTACAATGGTACAAGACGTTTCGGAGCTATTCCATTCCAAGGTGTAATCTTGAGTCATTGTTTTAGTGATGATACCGAATTATTAACAAAACAAGGATGGTTAACTCATGATAAAATCGATAGCAATACTGAATTAGCTACATTGAATACTGATACAAATATTATTGAATTTCAAAAACCATTGAATGAATATAAGCAACATTATTCAGGTAAGATGATTCATTTTTCATCTAATTCAATGGATCATTTGGTAACTCCTAACCATAAAATGGTTTATCATACTCAATTTAATGATACTTGGAATCGTGTAACTGCGGACGAATATGGTGAAACTGGTAAAATAGTCGCAGTGAGTGGAATTACTAATATTCCCGATTATGATATTTCCGATGAAATGTTACGATTAATTGTATGGACTGTAACTGATGGCACATTGCAAGGAAACAAAATTCGTTGGCATTTAGGCAAAGATCGAAAGATTGAGCGTTTAACTCGATTACTTGACGATATGCATATTGATTATCAATTAATAGATACTAGTTATGTAACTGTTGGAGGTCTTCATACTAAAAATATTGTTATTGAAAACTCTTTCAATTTAGATAAATCTTTACCAGAATATTTCCATGAATTATCTTCAAGACAAGCACAAATTGTATTGGATGAATATTCTCATACTGATGGTACGAGAACTGCAACATCACGTTCAACAACAATTGGAATTGGAACATCATATGATTCGAAAGATGTTATTACACATTATCAGCTATCTTCAAACAAGATTGAAGATATTGATATGTTACAATATCTATCGGTATTGTCAGGCAATAAAGCTGATTTAACTTCTCACACTAAAGGTAGATACACAGCGCAAAATTTCTTGTCTATTCGACTTGGTGTGACTGAAACTCGTACCGATTATGCACGAAATGAGACTACTTATGATGGTTTGGTGTTTTGCTATGAAACTCCCAATCATACATTAATCGCTCGACGCAATGGTAAAGTCATTGTTACAGGAAATAGCAACGAGCAGGAATTTGACACATTCAAGAATAACAAAGCTAATGAAGCGTTTCTTGATCGTGTGAATTTAATTAATGTTCCATATTGCTTAAGAGTAAGTGAAGAAGTCGAAATTTACAAGAAGCTCCTTAACAATTCTGAATTAAGTAATGCGCCAGTTGCTCCTAAAACATTAGAAATGTTAGCACAATTTTCTATTCTATCAAGATTATATGAACCAGAAAATTCAGAACTATTTCCAAAACTGTTATCTTATGACGGTGAGTATATTAAAGAAACTTACCCAAGAGCTAAGACTTATAAAGAATATAAGGAACAAGCTGGTGTAAGAGAAGGCATGGATGGATTGTCTACACGATTCGCATATAAAATTCTAAGTAAAACTTTTAACTATGATACTGATGAAATCGCAGCCAATCCAATCCATCTTATGTATATCTTAGAGAAACAGATTATGCATGAATCTTTCTCTAAAGAAAAAGAAGAACGTCTAATCAATTTTATTGAAGCACATTTAAAAACTAAATATGCAGAATTCGTTGGTGAAGAATTACAAAAGGCTTACTTAGAATCATATAAGGATTACGGACAAAATTTGTTCGATAATTATATAAAATATGCCGATTTCTGGATTCAAAATAATGATTATCGTGATCCTGATACAGGAACCATGATGAATCGAGATACATTGAATTCAGAGTTGGAGAAGATAGAGAAGGCTGCAAACATTTCCAATCCTAAAGATTTCCGCAATGAAATCGTAAACTTTGCATTACGTGTTAAAGCTGAAAATGGCGGAAAAAGTATTGATTGGACTTCTTACGAAAAACTGCGTAGAGTCATTGAAAAACGCATGTTCTCTCAAACCGAAGACATTTTGCCGATCATATCTTTTGGAACTAAAAAGTCATCTGATGATCAAACAAAACATCAAGATTTCGTTAATAGAATGCTTTCAAGAGGATATACTAATAAACAGGTTCAACTTATTGTTAATTGGTATATTCACTATTCCAAATCTAACTAATGGTAACTATTGATGCCTATTATTATTGATAGAACTAAGGAGAGTAAGAATAAAAGCTCTCCTAATCGTGACAAATTTATAAAGCGTGCAAAAAATAACATTAAAAAGTCTATCAAAAAATATATTACTGATGAGGCTGATATTAAGTCGATTTCCAATGGAAAGGACAAACGTGTACGAGTTTCTAATAAATCATTAGATGAACCTCAAATTGTTCATTCCCCACATAATGTTCGTAAACATGTATATGTTGGCAACAAAAATTATGTGGCTGGTGATGAAATTGAAAAAGATAATGAAGAGTCGTCTAGTAGTGGTTCGGGTCCGGGCGAACTTATGAATGATGATTTTTACTTCACATTATCTCATGAAGAATTTTTGCAATTATTTTTTGATGATCTGGAATTACCCGATTTAATAAAAAAACAACTGATCAGTGAAGAAGATTTTCAAACTAAGCCTGCTGGATTTACAGCAGATGGCCCACCATCGCGATTAGACTTATTGCGGACAATGAAGAACTCATTAAAGAGAAAATATTCGATTTTTGGTTCTATTGAAGAAGAATTAGAAAAATATTATAAACAATTAGAAGAAACTGAATCCGAAGAAGATAAACTCATTATTCAATTAAAAATTGATGATTTATTGAAGCAGAAAAACAATATTCCATTTATTCAAGATTTGGATTTAAGATATAGAAAAACTGAAATTGTACCTATTCCAGTAACTCGCGCAGTCATGTTCTGTTTGATGGATGTCAGCGGAAGTATGTCAGAATGGCATAAAGAAATGGCTAAACGATTTTTCATGATTTTGTATCTATTTCTGACTAAACAATATGAACATGTTGATATCGTATTCGTAAAACATCATCATGAAGCCTTTGAGGTTGATGAAGATAATTTCTTCTATTCTCCCGAAAGTGGAGGCACTATTGTATCTTCGGGATTAGACATGATTAATACAATTATTAATGAAAGGTTTAATAAACCATATTATAATGTATACATTTCACATTGTAGTGATGGAGATTCATGGCGCGATGATGATGAGGCCGTGATTACTAATATGAGAAAATTATTGAATAAAACACAATATTATGCTTATATAGATATTGATAGAAAAGATGGACATGAGAACCCTATATATGCATTGTTTGGAGTGAAAAATACAAACACAACGGATGAAGATTCCGATTTAATAAAAATTTTCACAAAAATTAAAGAAGATTTCCCTAAAAAACTTTCCGAAAAATTACAATTAAGACATATTACAGATGCTTCACATATCTATGATGTATTCCGAAGCTTGTTTGAGAAGAAATTATCATGACAGAAAAACTAAGAACAACAGGTGATTGGACATACGAATTATTATCTCAATATTACAATGAAATAGAAATCATTGCAAAAGATGAATTGGGATTAGATGTGTATCCCAATCAATTAGAAGTCATTTCATCACAACAAATGTTAGATGCTTACAGCACGCATGCCATGCCTGTTATGTATAATCATTGGCGTTTCGGTAAATCTTTTGTTCAAAATCAAACTGCATACGACAAAGGTCATATGAATTTGGCTTATGAAATAGTGTCGAATACTAACCCATGCATTTCATATCTTATGGATGAAAATAGTATCATGATGATGGCGCTTGTTATTGCACATGCTGGATTTGGTCATAATTACTTTTTCAAGAATAATTATCTTTTCCAAGAATGGACAGACGCATCATCTATTGTAGATTATTTGCTTTTTGCAAAGAAATATGTAACATATTGCGAAGAAAAATATGGCGCGGAAGAAGTCGAACAATTTTTAGATGCTTGTCATGCTTTAGAATTGTATGGTGTTGATAAGTACAAAAGAAGTAGAAGTTCCATTAAGCTTAATGAACATGAAAAAAAGCTTGAATCCATGATGTTCAACGCTAAAAATTATGATGATGTTATAAGTTCTACAGTACCCAAAAAACAATCTGATCCTAAAACAGACGAACATGAAAGTAAGTTTGCAAATTTTGAAAATATGGAACCTGAAGAAAATTTGCTATATTTCTTAGAAAAGAAAGCGCCATATTTGGAAGAATGGCAACGAGAGATTATTAGAATAGTACGTAAAGTTTCACAATATTTCATGCCACAACGAAGCACTCAATTAGGTAATGAAGGATTTGCTGTCATGGTGCATTATTATATCATGAACAGATTATACGAAAAAGGAATAGTCGATGAAGGATTTTGGTTAGAATTTTTAGAATCACACACCGCCGTTATTGGTCAACCCGGTTACGATCATCCGTATTATGGTAGAATTGGCATTAATGTTTACGCTTTAGGGTTTGCAATATACATGGATATCAAACGTATATGCATGGAACCGACCGATGAAGATAAAGAATATTTTCCATGGGCAGGAAATGGTAATTGGATAGAAACCATTAAAAAAGCAGCAAAAAATTATAGAGATGAAAGTTTTATTCAACAATTCTTATCTCCTAAAGTTGTTCGTGATTTTAAAATGTTTAGTATCCTAGATGATCCTGACGAAGATGTCATCAAAATTACCAACATTCACAATAGAGAAGGTTTCTTAGCTATACGTGATGCTTTAGCTAAAATGTATGATATTTCTGAAAGATTACCCAATCTTCAAGTCTACAAAGTAGATGTGGAGACTAGAACTCTACAACTTAGACATATATCATCTCAAAATAAATATTTGGACGAGAATGAAACTGTTTCAGTATTAGATCATCTTAGACATATATGGAATTTTGAAATTGAATTATCATCCATAGATGATGATGGTAATGTTTATGAAATATTTAACTGTTAAAAATGTGGTTAAAAATAATTTTATTTGTATAAATAGTTTTATGAAGTACTTGACAAACCAAATTTTCATGTTAAGCTTCTACCATATCGAAACACAACAGAGAAAAGCTATGAACACAATTAATAATAATAAAAATTATGATCATAATATTGACTATAAATTTAGTCAAAGTGCTTCTTTGTCTATTGGAAAAGGTAACGAGTAAAATCATAACCTAACCAGAAATTCAAAGAAGCTCGCGAAATGTGAGCTTTTTTATTGTAATAAAATGATCTTTTAAAAATTTAAATAATATGAAAATATTTGGGCAAGCGGTGAAGTTGGAGAGTCACACCTGTCTGTAAAACAGGCGCTATGCTGAGTAGGTTCGATTCCTACCTTGCCCACCATTTTTGGATATTTTATTCTATATTAATAAAATATTCACAAAATAATGAGAATATTTTGGGGTAACTATGATGGAGTGGTATACATACTATGCTGTGAACATAGGTTTCGTCGGTTCGATTCCGACTAGCTACCCCAAAGTATTCTTAATAATGGTACATGAGGCTGCTAGGTGTGGCTGCTGACCTGTCACGTCAGAGATAGCTCGGTTCGAATCCGTGATGTACCGCCAACCAATTTATGGGATGATAACTGAGATGGATTAGGAAGGCACTGAAGATGCCTTGAGGTTGGATCGTTACCAACTCATCCCACCAATTTATGGATTCTAGCGCGAAGAGGTAAGCGACTCGACTTTTAATCGAACAGACTACCGGGTTCAAGCCCCGGAGAATCCACCAAAATATGCGTTTGTAGTTCAAAGGTAGAACGGGAGTCTGTTAAACTCTTGACGGTGGATCGATACCACCCTGACGCGCCAAACAAAGAAACAGCGGGTCACAAACTTTGATGATGAAGCCACGCCTCTTAAGCGTAGAGAATTCGGTTTGAATCCGAAGTGACCCACCAGATTATTGACTAGGTTTTAAAAACATGTTAAGATAATGAAAATGTATGCGGAATAACAATATGGCTTTATATACAAAAACACATAACCCTAAAGACATTCCTGAATCAGGCGATTTAAAAATAAAGCGTAAAATTATTTGGTATCCAAAAACACTTCGATATTATGAAGATGGAAAAAGTTTATCAAGCTGGATTTATCAAACAAGATGGTTAGGAATCGAAACGATTATATATCGCTATAGTTATGAATCTATTTTAACGAAAACAGGACATATTGTTAATGAATGGAAATGGGTTCCGTGGGCATGGGATCGATGGGAAAAAGTTTAAAATATAGTACGTGACCGAGCATAGTGAACGGGATCGGCTGATAACCGATTGAGAATATAATCTCATGAATGGTGCGATACCATTACGTACTACCACAGATAAATGTGATATTTCAACAAGATTTGAGAGTAATATATACATTGGATTTTACAAAATAATTTATTTAATGAAGAAGGTTATCAAGTATTGCTTGATAACCTTCTTCGTTTTAATTTTAAATATTCTATTCACAAAGTTGTTCCTTTTATTGGTGAATTAATTCCTGAACCCGAGATTGATACTAAAAATGTCATATGTATGGGTTCATACTCTTTGAGGAATGTAGCAAAAAAATATGAATGAAATCCCGGAGTGTTTAATTTAGAACCACAAACTTTTGAGATTCAAAAACAGCATTGGGGTGAAAATATGCTCAATTATGAGTCTATAATAGCACCATTCAAGGATGCGATTTTCACTGAAGATCATATGTTTATTCGACCTATTGAAGATTCTAAATCTTTCGCCGGTAAAATCATTTCAAAAGAAGAATTTGAAGCTTGGCAACATTCTATAGTGAAGCTTAAAGAAGATTATGGTCAAGGACAAAATTTTGGTGATCAATTAATTCAGATTTCATCAATTAAGAAAATTTATGCTGAATATCGTTTTTGGATTGTAGATCAACAGATAATTTGTGGATCGTTATACAAACGTGGTGATAAAGTTATCTATTCACCAAAATAGATAATCATGTATATTCTTTTGTGACGAAAATTCTTAAGACTAAAGACAATTGCAAAAATGTAACATTATCTGTAACTAATAATGGATGGCGACCGCATGATGCATTTGTGCTTGATGTATGCGAAACAGATAAAGGTATGCGTGTAGTAGAAATTAATACTTTAAATTCTGCCGGATTTTATGCTTGTGATATAGCACAATTAGTTTTGGCATTAGATAATAAATTTAATATAGAAAATTAACTTATTCTTATCAATAATTTTTTTAATTGAAAAAAGAACAAATCAATTAGCAAATTGACAATCTTTATGAAATTATGTTACAGTATATAGTATGAAAAGAAAAGATGAATTAATAGAAGAAAAGAATCGAGAGATAGAAAAGTACAGAAATATTCTAAACAGATATCATGGAAGATGGTGGGATCAAGGAAAACGATATTTAGAAAAATTAACTAAAGAACTTGAAGAGCTTGAAAATGTTAAAGAGTTTGAAAAATAAAATTATAATTTTTATGTATGAAAAATATGCTCTTATATATGGTAACATAATTAGTTATGGATTCATGGGTGAATGTTCTGGTGAAAAATATTATGAATTCATGTATAATTTTTGGCATAAAAAATATTTAAATTTAGGTTACAATGATATAAATTTTAATGTTTGGATTAATGCTGGAGGATATGGTTCAACATACAAACATTTATTAAAACAAAAATAAATTAGAAAAGTTATTAACGGAAATTATTATATGACACATGATCTTAGAACAATTAAAAGATTGAAAAATGATAATTGGATTGTAGTACGAATGTCTGATTTAAAAGAAAATGATATTTTTCAAATGTTTGAAAGTAATGGTGAACAGGTGAAGAATACTTGGATAGCCACATCAGATGCTTATCCAGATGTCACTCATGAAGGATTATTTGCAATAGATGCAAAGGAATGTTGGACATAATAAATCTTAAGGTTAAAATAATGTTTAACAATAAATATTTGATATCATTTATAGAGAATACATGCACATTTTAACACTGTTAGAATCCAAAAATATTATTGCTGAATATATAAAATATTTACAAAAGCATAACATTCCTATGGATGGTGGAAATTGTGGCGTCTTTTCTATAGCATTATCAGAAATATTTGGTAAAGGTAAAATAGGAATATTAACCAATCTTGAAACAGAACAAGAGTTATTAGAAGATGAACCTGACATATATCACATGACATATATTAAAAATAATGTTACATATGATGCCATCGGAATAACAACTTCCCAAAATTTATTAGATATTGCGAACGATCAATATAGAAATTATAATCCAGAATATTTCATATTTAATGTTCCAGAAGAATTGAATGCTGTTGAAACCATTGTAAATAGAAATACTGATTATTCATTAAATATAAATGATTATAAAAAATTTTATGATCAATTTAAACATGATAAAAATATATATTAATAAATGGTGAACATTATGATGGATTGGAATCTTATTAAAAGCTTAAATGAATCATCGAAATCTTTCCATGTTGGAGATAAAGTGGGTTGGAATTCTGAAGCTGGACACGTTCAAGGAACGATTAAAGCTGTGCATACTAAAGATTTTCTAGTCAATGGCTATACACATCATTGCACGCCGGATGATCCACAATATGAAATTCTTTCAAATAAATCAGATCATGTTGCATATCATAAAGCCTCAGCATTACATCATCTAAAATAAATATAATACTTGATAACACAAACAAATCATGATATTCTCGACATTGTAAATCATAATTACATTATTGAGAATATTTTATCATGTCTAAAAAATATGCAATGTTAATCAAAGTTGATGGTGCTAATAATAACAACAAATTCTATGAAATAACATGGAACGATGATGATTCAGTAACTGCACGATATGGCCGTTGTGGAAATATTGGTGTTACTGAAAATAAAGGTTATGGAGAAGCAGCGTTTGATAAAGTTTTTAAAGCAAAAACTAATCCAAGTAAAGGATATAAGAAAGTTGATGTATTGACCAATGAATCAACTGGTGCTCCAACAAATTCATCGAACAAGATAACATCTTCATTAACAGAAATTGCGAAACGAGATATTGCTAATAACAATCCTATTATGGATGATTTGTTAGATCGCCTAGCAAAAGTTAATCAACATCAATTATTACAAGCAACTGGTGATCAAATCGACATTGTTAATGGTGTTGTTCAAACTGTTTTAGGACCAATTACTTTAAATTCAGTAACCAATGCTCGTACAAAATTAAATAATTTGAAAAAATTAATCCAATATGGGACATTGGATGACACATATCTAGATGATTTAAATCAATATCTAACTTATATACCGCAAGTTGTTCCAAGAAATCGTGGATGGCCAATACATTTTTGACAAATTATTCTTCTTTTGACAAACAATATGAATTATTAGATCAAATTGAACAATCAATTCATTTACACGAAATGACTCCAAAAACTGTAGAAACTAATCCTAAAAAAGAAGTTTCTAAAATATTTGGATATAGTCTAGAAAAAATGCACGATAATAAAGAAATAAGCAGAATTGAAAAATATTATCGTTCCAATATAAACAAATCTCATGCCTGTTCTCATCTTAAGTTGAAAAATGTTTATAAGTTAAGTAATGATACTGCAACTGAAATTTTCGTGAAAAAATCTCAAAAACTTGGAAATGTTAAAGAATTATGGCATGGGACTCGAATTTGGAATATATTAAGTATTCTTAAGAGTGGTCTAAGAGTACCAACAGCCAGTCAAGTTATGGTAGGATCAATGTTTTCTAGAGGAATATATTTCTCTGATCAATCATCAAAAGCTATTAACTACGCATGGGGATATTGGGACAACAAAGGGAGAACAAACAATTGTTTTGCTTTTATAGCTGGCGTAACGATGGGAAAAGAGTATATACCATCAAAACCATTTAATAATGGTATACCATCTGGATATGACTCATGTTTTGCCATGGCACATCGTAGTGGAGTTCAAAACAATGAAATGGTTGTTTACGATGAATCTCAAGTCAATTTAAAATATTTATGTGAGTTTGACGGATAAAATATCATTAATCAGATACAAATATTACAATCAATATAATTAATTATTTACTTTAAAGGATAAAAATATGGAACATGAAACTAGTACGGGCACATTATTTCTACCAACCGATACTCGTGACAATTTTATTGTCATTGATGGTATTACTCCATTACAAGCTCTTAATTTTGTAAATGTAGAAACAAAAAGAATTGTTGATTCTAAAAAAATTAAAAATAATTCTAACAAAGTTGTAGATGATGACCACATGATATTTGTAACAATTGCTAATAATAATGAAGAATTATTTTTACAGTTTTGGTCATTATCTAAATTAGAATATTCCGACACTCCAAAAATTCGTGGTGATAGAGCAATATATTTTAATGAAACTAGTGGTATAGTTGGTATGGGAACTACCGTAATTTACAATCGTAATTGGGCTACTATAGGTTTCGATGATCCAAAATTTCATAACATGATTCATGAATTTGTAAACGTAATAAATGAAGGTTGAAAATATATGATTAATGTATTATTGATAATTATAAGTTTATTTGTATTATGGTATATTATAACTAAATCTCAACATCCGAAAAATTCAGGAGTTGTAAGAACAAAATGTATCAAACAACCTGATAAAGATTGTACTTATCAGATTAAATTTACTGACAATAGTATACAATGCTCTGGACATTTCGGATGTTGCAAAGTTATTGATCAATTGAAAGCTATCAATAAATTTGGTTGCGAAGCTATCCCTAACAAAAATTATAATGGAATATCAATTACAAAACAATTTCAAGATCAAAGTTTAAAGTAAAAAAATACTATCATGAATAAAGATTCAAGTGGTCCTCAATGGTAAGAGAAAAATGATGCATAGTGACATACTTAATTTAGTTAAAGAATTAACTTTACGCGATACTAAAACTCTCTCACAAAAAACTTTAAAACTCTCTAGCGAAACTGGTGAATTAGCTTCTAAGGCTTTGGCTTATGATAATATATCTGGTGATCGCTTTCGTTTTGTATCTAAAGAACATATATTAGATGAAGTTGCTGATGTTATGTTAGTAGCATTATCCATTGCTTATTCATTAGAATACACAGATGAAGATATTTCATCTATGATGAAAGATAAATGTATCCATTGGTCTAAATTATCAGAACAGGATGTATCA